TGGTCATCAAACTGGGTACCAGTGTTTTAACCGGGGGGTCGCGCCGCCTTAATCGCGCCCATATCGTGGAATTAGTGCGCCAGTGCGCGCAGCTGCATGCCGCAGGACATCGGATTGTGATTGTAACATCAGGGGCGATTGCCGCCGGGCGTGAACACCTCGGCTACCCGGAACTGCCTGCCACAATCGCCTCTAAACAGCTGCTGGCCGCGGTCGGCCAAAGCCGTCTGATCCAGCTCTGGGAACAGCTTTTCTCGATTTACGGAATTCACGTCGGACAGATGTTACTGACCCGTGCGGACATGGAAGACAGAGAACGTTTCCTCAACGCCCGTGACACGCTGCGTGCGCTGCTCGATAACCACATCGTGCCGGTTATCAACGAGAATGACGCCGTCGCTACCGCTGAAATTAAAGTGGGCGACAACGACAACCTGTCTGCGCTGGCGGCAATCCTTGCCGGAGCCGACAAACTGCTGCTATTGACCGACCAGCAAGGGCTGTTCACCGCTGACCCGCGCACCAATCCGCAGGCAGAACTGATTCAGGACGTACACGGTATTGATGACGCGCTGCGCTCGATTGCCGGCGACAGCGTTTCTGGCCTCGGCACCGGCGGAATGGGCACTAAACTGCAGGCCGCTGACGTCGCCTGTCGCGCCGGAATCGACACCATTATCGCCGCAGGCAGCCGCTCGGGCGTGATTGGCGACGTGATGGCAGGAGTCGCCGTCGGCACCCGTTTCCACGCCCAGACCTCACCGCTCGAAACTCGTAAACGCTGGATCTTTGGCGCACCACCCGCCGGGGAAATCACCGTGGATGAAGGCGCTGTTTCCGCAATTCTGGAAAGAGGAAGTTCATTACTTCCAAAAGGAATTAAAAGCGTGACAGGTAACTTCTCCCGTGGTGAAGTGATCCGTATTCGTGCGCTCGACGGTCGCGATATCGCTCACGGCGTTACTCGCTACAACAGCGACGCGCTGCGTCGGATTGCCGGACATCACTCTCAGCAAATCGACGCCATTCTCGGTTACGAGTACGGCCCGGTTGCCGTGCATCGCGACGACATGATTACCCGTTAAGGAGCCTTCCATGCTGGAACAAATGGGCATAGCGGCCAAAGCGGCCTCGTACAAAATGGCGCAGCTGTCCGGACGTGAGAAAAATCAGGTTCTGGAAAAGATTGCTGATTATCTGGAAGCGCAAACCGACAGCATCCTCAGCGCCAACGCGCAGGATCTTGAAGAAGCGCGCACCAATGGACTGAGCGAAGCGCTGCTTGACCGTCTGGCGCTGAATCCCGCTCGCCTGAAAAGCATCGCCGACGATGTGCGTCAGGTGTGCAAACTCGCCGACCCGGTTGGGCAGGTGATCGACGGCGGGCTGCTCGACAGCGGCCTGCGTATCGAACGTCGCCGCGTGCCGTTGGGCGTTGTGGGCGTGATTTATGAAGCCCGTCCGAACGTCACGGTCGATGTGGCGACGCTGTGCCTGAAAACCGGTAACGCCGCTATCCTGCGCGGTGGGAAAGAAACCTGGCGCACCAATGCCGCGACGGTGAACGTTATCCAGCAGGCGCTGGAAGAGTGCGGAATACCTGCGGGAGCGGTGCAAGCGATTGAAAGTCCGGATCGCGCGCTGGTCAATGAAATGCTGCGCATGGACAAATACATCGACATGCTTATTCCACGCGGCGGTGCGGGCCTGCACAAGCTGTGTCGCGAGCAGTCGACCATTCCGGTAATCACCGGAGGGATTGGCGTGTGCCATATCTACGTGGATGATTCTGCTGAATTTGCCCCGGCGCTGAAGATTATCGTCAACGCCAAAACCCAACGTCCGAGCACTTGTAATACCGTGGAAACGCTGCTGGTGAATCGCACCATTGCCGACACGTTCTTACCTGCTTTAAGCCAACAGATGGCGGAGAGTGGCGTGACGCTTCATGCCGATGCTGACGCGCTGACAACGTTGCACAAAGGCCCGGCGAGTGTGGTTCCGGTGCAGGTTCAGCAGTATGACGATGAATATCTGTCGCTGGATTTGAACGTGAAACTGGTTGATGACCTGGACGATGCCATTGCACATATTCGCCTGCATGGGACGCAGCACTCCGATGCGATTCTGACCCGTACTCTGCGCAACGCGGACCGCTTCATCAACGAAGTCGACTCCTCGTCGGTGTATGTGAACGCCTCAACGCGCTTCACCGACGGCGCTCAGTTTGGCCTCGGCGCAGAAGTGGCCGTCAGCACGCAGAAACTGCACGCGCGCGGCCCGATGGGCCTCGAGGCATTGACTACCTACAAGTGGATCGGCTTCGGCGACGACACTATCCGTGCTTAATTGAACTCGGGTGATGCAAAAATAGGCATTTGATTCTCAAGGCCATTGACGCATCACCCGCAGAGTTTTAACCTTTCATCCCGAAGCACATCCCCTGTGTTTTGCATCACTCAGTGCCGATATAGCTCAGTTGGTAGAGCAGCGCATTCGTAATGCGAAGGTCGTAGGTTCGACTCCTATTATCGGCACCACTAACCACGCGGGTTCACGCGATATTCACCAGTTCAGCAAAAGCGCCTTGTGCCATATTTGTGCCATTCCCCACCAGGAATGAGTCGATTTGCATGGCATGCTGCGTCAGGTGATTCGGTGCCAGATGTGCATAACGCTGCACCATCTCGATACATTCCCACCCGCCCATTTCCTGTAGCGCACTGAGTGGCACGCCGGACTGTACAAGCCAGCTCGCCCAGGTGTGCCGCAGGTCATGGAAGCGGAAATTTTCTATTCCCGCCCGCCTTAACGCTGCGCGCCATGCCGTGTTAGCATCAGATCGCATTTTGCGCACCGCCTTTGTTCTCGTTCCATCCGGGCGAACGGATGATTCAGTGTGAACAAAGACCCACCGGTTATGTTTCCCCAATTGATCCCGTAGCACCTTACAGGCCGATTCGTTCAGGGCGACCCCAATCGCCCTTCCTGCTTTGGCATCCTCGGGGTGAATCCACGCGACCTTCCTCTGCATATCAATTTGCGACCATTCCAGGTCTGTGATGTTCGACCTGCGCAGCCCCGTCGCCAGTGCAAAAATAACAACTGGCTTCATATGCTCGGGAAGCTCCCGGATCAGGTTCCCCGCTTCCTCTTTGGTTAGCCAGCGAATACGCTTATTTTTCGGCATCGGGCATTTGATGTTCGGCGCTTTGGCTATCCATCGCCATTCGTTGGCCGCGCATCGTAACAGCGCCCGGATGAAAGCAAGGTGCGTCGCCTTGGTGGCCGCCGCTGCTGGTTTGTCCTTAAATTCGGGAACCGGCTTCCCTCTTCGCAGCAGGCCGTCGCGCTTAGCCTCCCAGTTCATTCGATGCTTGCGATTAACCATCGAACTCACCGCTGACAAGATCCTGTCTTCCGTGATTGCTGACAGGTCCATTCCCTTGAAGTGCATCCTCCAGAATCCGATCCGGCTTTTGTCATCATCCAGGCTTTTCTTGTGCTGCTTTTCGTTAAGCCAGCGAACGCACGCTTCATCGAACGTTCTCGGCTTAAACTCCCCCATCTTATCAACTCGCCATGCTTCAGCTTTCAGCTGATCATAGAGCTCCTGCGCTTGCCTTTTGTCCGTTGTCCCAAGAGACCGTCTAATTCGACTTCCACCAGGCGTAACGAAGTCGCAGTGCCACGTACCGGCACGTTGTTTGATTGACATGCTTTATCCTCCTGCACATCAACCGCATTCACGGGTTGATTGTGGATCGGGTTCTTCACTGCCGCAATACAGTCTGTTTTGCAGATAAGGTATGGGCTTTTTTTCTTGTGTGGATTTTTTCGGGTAGCAGCCAGGCGACCGGACTTTATCCACTGGGCAATCGTGCCTTTATCCATTTTCAGGAAGGCCGCCGCCTCATCTCTGGTAAAAACTTCTTCGTCCATCGATGTTCTCCAGTGGCCCCATCCGGGGCCGTCATTGTTATTCAGTGTGCCTGTGCTGGCAGGTTTCGAAGTTTACGAACGCCGATCATTGCTGTGGCGACATAGCTGGTGGCCCGGTTAACGACTTCGACGGTGACCTTCATGCCATCCACCACGACGGTATAACTGGTCTGGTGTTTCTGCCTGCCGTAATCGCCGAATTTCTCCTGATGCGCTGCCAGCGCAGCATCACAAGCGCGACGACCGATCGGCGACTGCTTGCTTCTGTTAATCAGTTTCATGGTTGCAGCCCTTTAAATCGCTTTCTTGAAGGAGTGAGCAATTCGCGCAGAGGCAATAGTCACGTAATCAGGATCGAGGTCGATACCAATGAAGCTAAATCCTTCCTCGATGGCGGCTCGGCCGGTGCTTCCACTACCCATCCACGGATCAAGCACGGTACCGCCCGTCGGAGTAATCAGCCTGCAGAGATACTTCATCAGGGCAATCGGCTTTACTGTGGGATGGTTGTTTTTCGCTCCATTGGTGCGACCGGCTCCAGCGCGAGGATCGTTTATTCCAACGCTTCCCTCTTTACGCCCTCCCGTCATATCGCTGGCTGTTGTAGTGATGAATCGCTCGAGACCTTCGTCGCGTTCTTTTGGCTTGACCTTCGCACAGTAGAAGAACCGAGCCGCACTACCATTGTCGCCGTGATGGTGAGTAGCGACTCTCCGCCGTATGCCCAGAACTTGGCCCGTTGAAGCAGCTGACGGTTCGTTGCCAGTAACCGGTGCTGCTGCTCCAGCATTCGCGGGGAAGCAGGCGATCACCTCATCGCTGCCATCGTGGATTAGATTTGCAGGCCAACGACCATTTGGTGCCTGTTCATATTCTCCAGTTGGTTCGGTTTCATCGCGCTGATGCGAAAGCAGTCCGCCTGCACCACCACTCAGCGCTTCATTCGTCGAAATGCGGCAGGCATCGATATTTATCGCGCCGGTACCGTGTTCAGCCATGTTTGCCGATACAGTCTGTTTAAACGGTTTTCGCGCCATGACGACAGGTTCATGAGCTGGCTTTAATGCGGTACCCCAGCCGTCAAAATCACCATCGAGATTATGCGATTTAGGGAAGCCGCTACCGTAAATCCAGAGGATTTGGTCGCGGATTTCGAAGCCGGCATCCTCAGCATTAACGACAAGACGGTGATAGGTGCGGGCTCCCCCGAACGCCAGCAGGTGACCACCAGGCTTAAGCACTCGTAAGCACTCCTGCCACTGCTCAACCGTTGGTACGTCGTAGTCCCATTTATGGTTTTGGAATGACAATCCATATGGTGGATCTGTCACAATTGCATCGACGGAATTTTCAGGTATGGACTTGAGCACCTCTTCGCAGCACCCAACGTGAAGTTGATAGGTCATTCCGCCACCTCGAAACTCTTGGCAGTGATGGCTTGGGTAAGCCTCACTGCAGCTGCTTTCTGTGAAGCAACGCTGGCTATGACCGTCGCTTTCTCTTTTTCCGTGCTGGCGCAGATACCGGACCAAGATGAAATGAGGAAGAAATTTTCTAACTCATTCATGGTGGAATTATTTACTAATTCCTCAATCATCAGCACAATCCCGCGAACTGGATGATGTCTAAGCAGTTCCTGAATTGCATAGCCGAATGCGTTGATCATCACTGCATGGAACTGTATGTAATCGCGTTTGTATTCTGCTTGCGATTCTCCGTGTCGAATGCCCTCGATAGCAGTAAGGCTAAGCCAAGCCTCCCAGATGTCGTATACGTCACCGGTATGAAGCGAATCGGTTCCGCTGCCAGCGAATTTAGCAGTGGAGTCGCTTAGTGCTTTGAAGCTGACCCAGAGACTACTTTTAGCTGGTACCACGTTGTGTTCGAAATCAGTGATTTCAGAAAACACCGCGTGCTGAGTAAGGAAAGAAACCATCCCCTGCGCAGTACTGTTACGGCCGTCATAGGCCATATTTATCGCTGCCGATGGCTTGGACACATTGTTATTGATGTCAGAGAAGAACTGCTGGCGAGTTTTAAGCGGCAGCTGATGGGTAAGCATCAGTGGAACGTGAAGCGCTTCGCCGAGATAGTTTCGGCAGAATTCGGCTATTCCAGCTGCGCGATGCTGCCCGTCGAACAGTTTAATTTCCGCATCCATAGGAAAGCGCACAACGCCAACGTTGGTGTTGCCAAACTCATCAAACTCGATTTCAGAGTTACAATTACCGACCAGCGGCGGGATAATGAACGGCTCTTTTTTGTCGTGAGCAGACACCAGATATTCGTAAAACTTCTTCGCGCGTGCTGGATTGAGTTCTCGCTGAGAACGCTCAAGCGTATTGCCGTGGTTATCTGATGCCAGAACGCGAGTCAGCGCGCGCGCCGGGACTGTCATCATCAACACAACTGTATTTCCCTGTAAGCCTCTTGATGCCGGGAATTCAAAGAAATAATCACCAATTTTGCTCATACTTCCGTCCTCTAACATTTAATTCTTCAACGAGGGAAGGCGCACCGCGCCAACCCTGATTTCGTCCTGTGCGTATGTCATAGCGCATAGATAGAGTGAGAAGGGAACGGAAGCCCGATAGGCGCGAACGGGATATCGTCGTCGAAGTCCACTGGTGGCTGACTACTGTTCTGCTGCAGGCGTGATTGCGGCGGGTTGTTTCCCGTCTGATTTGCGTAAGGGTTTCCTCCGGTCTGGGCATTGCGAGGGCCAGAGAACTGCGCGCCGCCGTGGGAGCGTTCGTCTTTATCCTTCATGGACAGTTCAAGTGCGGCGATTGTCTCCGCTGGTGCATTCTCAGCATGCTCGGCGTAGGTCTTGCGGGTACCCGGCTGGAACACGTGGCGCACTTCGAACTTGTAGCCGTCGCTGTTATCATTTTTGGTGTACAGCACCTTCTGGAGGAACAGGCCAACTTTTTTACCCACCAGCGCCGGGCAGTGCCATTCAATACCGTCTTTCCCCTGAACCTGTTGTGGCTGAGCTTGCTTAATTTGCGCCGCCCACATAAGAGCGGAGACCAGGCCCATGCCGAAGGTCTGCTGGCCGTCTTTCCCGAGGAAGTTAATGCGCAGGTAGTTCGCTTTGAGCCCGTTGGAATCAAGGCTGATCTCCAATGCCTGGGACTGGCTGCCATCTTTCCCGAAGGTGTACACCGCAGAAACGATTTCGCCCTCGTAAGCGCCGGTTTCGCTGATGCCGCCAGTTGCGCCAGCTTTCTTCGCCATCTCAGCCGTTTCGTTGTTCCACATAAAAGTCATTGGTTGGTTCATCGTTAAATCCTCAAAGTTACAATTCGGTCATAAATTCGGTGATAGCCACGTCTACGGCGTGGAGGTCGTTGTCCATTTCCGTCTGGTCCGGGAACAGATCGGGCGGCGCTTTGGCGGTGTCGTTGTCATCGCCTTTGATGAGAAAAACGTGTTTGCCGTCCTTCTTGATGGCGCGCAGCACGATGGAGAAATAGCCCTCCGGCGTCAGCTTTTCGTTGAGCATCTTCCCGGTGGTCTTCATACGGATCTTTCCTTCGGTCTCTTCGGTGTGAGCCAGGAAGTAAACGCGGAAGTCGTCCGGAAGCTCGGTGGCTGCCATGATGATTCGCCAGATGTGATCTGCCATTTCGGTGAACTTGGCATAGCCGGTCTGGTACGCGCGGTTCATGTTTTCGTGCTGCATGACCACCTGGAAATCGTCGATGATCAGGACGCGGCGCGTTTTCGACTGCACCATGCGATAGATGGTGTCCAGCACCGTTTCCCAGTTATCCGAGCGCAGAACGTTACCGCGCTGTTTGCTTCCGTCTGGCAGCTGCTTGCCGTGAAGTTTCCAGCCCGTAGACTTGAACGGCAGCATTTTGGGGATGCACTGGAGCAGCATCACATCGTCCGGATTGAAGTTGCGCAGGCTGTAGGACTTGCCCGCGCCAGAGTCACCGAGGATCAGCACTGGAGTACCCATCATTTACCCCCGTTCAGCCAGTGACCGGCAGTGAACAGCACATCTTCATCGTCGCTGTTGGCAACGAGCCAGCGCAGGTAACCCGGTTCAGTTTTTGCCAGCTCTGCGAACGTCACGCCCTTGTGCTTACCGAAGCGGAGCGCGTTCAGCAGGGAAGGGTTATTGGAGATGGCACGCATTTCGCCCATCGTCCATTTCGCCAGGCGGCCCATGTAGAGCAGTAATTCGGCGGTGACGTAGCAGTCATACAGCGCGCGGTGAGCGTAAAGCCCTTCCGGTACTTCCGGTTTCAGCCCGAGGCTATAGCGCAGGTACTGGTTACTGTGGCTCTTGTGCTCAGGCAGGAGTGATCGCGCCAGCTTGGCAGTGCAGATCCACGGAGCGTTCATCGCAGGAAGCTTGGCTTTATCGAACTTTGCGTTGTGGGCGACGTATGCGTCGGCACCCAGATAGCGGCCAATTACTTCACTGAGCAGCGGCGCGCCTTCCACCATGTCTTCGGTGATATGGTGAATTGCCATGGCCTCAAAACCGATCGGCACGCCAGGCTTTACAAGGTCGCTCATTGGGTTGCAGATCACGCCATCGACGATATCGACGCTGGCAATTTCCACCACGGTTTCCGGGCCGCCTTCCAGCCCAGTCGTTTCGGTATCAATGACACGCAGCATTGTTAATCCCCTGTGTTCTGTAATCACAAACTGCATCGAAGTGCGCGAGCTGGTGGGCGATGGCCTCAAGGTCAGCTGGCTCCAGGTGGTACATCAGGCACAACAGAGCGATAAGGTTTTTCGCCTGCTGCTGTTTGGTCGTTGCCTGCATATCCGTTCCTCTGAAAAAAGGTTGAAAGAATCCCGTCGCCGTATAGGCCGACCGTTTGCTGAATTTGGTTTTACTGGCGCTAGCGCTAATGGGTAGCGGGTTTACCGTGCTGGTTGAGATAAACCTCTATCTCGTCGCTGGTGGTGCGCAGGCGCTCAAACAGGGTGAACAGATACAACCCCTTGCCTACGTTTGCAGATGCGCGGTATGTGCGCCCCTGGTACTTGACCAGCATGCCTGGTACCACGCTGGTTCTTGGTAATGTTGTTGTGCCGTAATTAGCCATCTCATCCCCTTGCCGTCTTCCCGGCTGCCAGAACTTTTACCCGGGCATTCGCGTTTGAATGCGTTGTTTGGATGAGGTGATTATTAACCGTTGGTTATTTTTGGTCAATAACCAATGGTTAATTATTTTGAACTTGGTTACTAACCAACTGAAAAATAGGTTAATTTAGTTTCTGGCTGTGGAGTTGCGTGATGAAAAAAACAGCTGCTAAGGTGCTTTTGGACTTTATTGAAGAGCGTGCGGGGTTAATTTCAGGTGCGATTGGGATGGCTGTGGTTAATTTTATAGCCTTTGGTTTACCAATCACCAGAGATAACCTTGCCGAAGAGTTGAAGCGGGTAAGGTGTGAAACGAGGAACGTGATCGGGAAGGGGGGTAATCGAGATGCTGAGGAGATCGTCAGGAAAGGGATATAAAAAATCCGGCGCAGTGGCCGGATTATGACTATCTGCGGTAACGCAAAACCGAGTACCAGAACACAAAGCCGATGATTTCCACATCGTTTTCATCGGCCTCTTCGTCATCATATTCGCGATTGATGCTGCGGATTAATACCTTCCCGCCAGGCTTGCGGTAAAGCTGTTTGATACGCTTCAAATCGCCCTGGTTTATGGCATACAACTCACCATCAACGATTCGTTTATTGCCGGTATCCACCGCAACGGTTGCACCATCAGGAATCACTGGTTCCATGCTGTCGCCGGAAGCTGGGAAGCACAGAACGCCAGAACCATCAGTGCTGGCACCTACGCGCCGTAGAGTTGATTTGGAAAAACGTAGCTTGAACCCGTTGTAATCTTCATCTGTGACGCGCCCATCCCCGCAGGCAAATTCAATATCCTTCAAGAACGGCACTTCAACCTCATCTTCTGGTAGAGGGGTATTCCTATCCCAAGATCCAACTGTACCCCACTCGCTTATGGGAGGGAGCGCATCATCAGCCAATCGTTTATCTGCGTTTTTTTCGCCTCGCCCATACTCAAGCCATTCTGGTGAAACGCCAAGCCACTTACTCAGAGCCATAATGTTTGTCATGTCGGGGATTGCCGCACCGTTAAGCCATTTCCAGATCCCTGGTTCAGAAACATCAATGCTTTGAGCTTTTAGTGCGTTGCGAATTCTTCCTGCGAGTCCACGCCCACCTACACCAGCATCAAGACATGCAGTGTGTAGTCGTTTAGAGAACTCTTCTTTTAAATCTTCTTTTTTAACCATGCGTTAATTATCGAATAGAGTTGACATAACTGTCAGTTAAGAATTAATCTTAACCCGTAGTTAATTTGGTTAATGGAAAACGCTATGAATCCAATGCAATTCGCTATTGAAGCTGTAGGCGGCCAAACAGCAGCAGCTCGCCTATGCGGACTGTCGAATGTGGCTATTCATAAGTGGGTTAAGAACGCAGCCTTACCGCGCACTGAATACACAGAGAAAACCAATTATTCACAGATCCTTGCTGACGCATCTGGAGGGAAATTCACCTCTGAATGGTTGCGCCAAGCAGCAAACCCAGACCGGGAAAAAGCACCCGACGCCGCCGCTTAATTAGCGGCAAATGTTTTTACGAGGGGATTATCACCAATGGAGAACGCAATCGCACGAAAGTTAGACCCACCAGTTATCAATCCGGTTGAGATAGAAAGCGTTCTGCTCACCCGGCTTGCGTCAGTGGGCCAGAAGTCATACGCCGAACATATGGGCATCAGCGAGTCGACGGCCAGCAGGCGTAAAGCTGAGGGGCATTTCTCCAGCATGGCGAAAGAGCTGGCCTTCCTCGGGATTCAGGCTGCGCCACCGGAAGCTGTGCTGGTATCGCGGGAATATCTGGCATCGGTGGAAACGCTCGCTGATATCGGGCTGAAAGCCGAACGGGCCAGGCCGGGGCCGCTGGGGTGGGATTAAGCCATGAACCATATCGAATTCATCGAAAAGCATGTGTGCGAAGAACTGCTGAAGCTCGGGTTCTCTCTGGTAGTGGCTCAGGGGGGGGCATTCCAGGCAGTCGACATGTACAAGCGCATGAGCCAGGCAAGCCGGAAGGGGAAGATTTTTGATGATGTATTACGGCACGCAAAGCTGTGGGCGGAGAAACAGCAGTTACCTGCTGACCGCTTTGATAAGCGAAAAGTTAAGAGGAACGCCCAGCCGGGCCTGTTCTGAAAAGGCGAAAGCCGCTGTGCGTGAACACAAGCGGCTCTCAGGTGCAACAAACGTGAGTAAATTGCGGGGTCAATTCTAATGCCAAAGCGCAAAAAGTACCAGGAAAATGAGGAACGACGCCTTCAGGACTCCCCTGATGGGCTGGTGGTTGCCGCGTCAAAAAACAGGGCGTTTGCTGAACGTCTCGTGGGCGTGATCCGTCTGGCCTTGGTTACATCGGGAGTTAAGCATGGGCGTCGTTAAGTTAGCAGACTACAGGCCGAATCTGTCGGTCGTGGAGAGTCAGGTGGCAGATCTTGATGATGGGTATACCCGCATCGCTAACGAGCTGCTGGAAGCGGTTATGGCTGCTGATTTAACGGCTCGCCAGCTGAAGGTCGTTATGGCGGTTATCCGCAAGACATACGGATTCGGTAAGAAGTTTGACCGCATAACCAATACGCAGATCGCAGCAATGACCCGCATTCATCACACACACGTTTGCACTGCAAAAAATGAGATGATCGCCATGAATATCATTCTGACCAATGGTCTGGCGATTGGCGTAAACAAGGTCATTTCTGACTGGAATTTCAATATTAGCCAATCTGGCAAAACATTAGCCAAGGCAGCTAATAAAACATTAGCTGATTCAGCTAACGCCGATAAGCCAATTCAGCTAAACACAAAAGAAACTATTCAAAAGAAAGAAAGAAAAGATCCCCCTAAGTCCCCCAAGGGGGAGTGTGTCGGGCAGGAAGAAAAACCTGTCTCAAAGAAAACCACCATCGACTATCAGGCTGTGCTGTCAGCATACAACTCCACCCTGGGAGACCGTCTCCCCCTGGCGGAGGCACTGAACGACAAACGTCGCCGTGCTATCAAGCGCCTGCTGACCGAACTGAAAGAGCCAACCGTCGAGGCCGTAGAGAATTACTTCGCTGCGTTCGCCGAGCGAGCACCAAAGTTTTATTTCGGGGAGAACGACCGGGGCTGGCGCGCCAGTTTCGATTATCTGCTGCGTTCTGACACCCTGCTGAAAACCAGGGAGAAGGCGCTATGACCGACATGAACATGGTCCCGCAGAACCTCGAAGCGGAACAAAGCGTGCTGGGCGGCATGATGCTGGATAGCGGTAGCGATCGCTGCCAGACCGCAATGTCGATGCTCAAGCCTGAATCGTTCTACATCCGTCCGCACCAGGTGATCTTCGCCGAGATGCGGGAGCTGGTCGCCAACCAGAAGCCTATCGACCTGATCACCCTGATTGAGTCGCTGGAGTCGAAAGGCCTTGGCGAACAGGCTGGCGGATTTGCCTACATGGCCGAAATATCCAAAAACACCCCCAGCGCGGCGAACATCGTTCACTACGCGATGCTGGTGCGCGAGAAAGCCATGGAGCGCTACGGCATCGACAAGCTGACCAGCGCCACCGAACTGCTGTTCTCCCGCAACGGGATGACCACCAGCCAGAAGTTTGACGCTATTCAGACGCTGTTTACCGATATCGCGGACTATTCGAAAACCGGTAACCGCCGTGGGCTCCGTGAATTTTCGGACGTGATGGGCGACTGGGTGGACGAGGTGGAAGCGCGCTGGAGCGACTCAGACGCAACGCGAGGGCTGTCCACGGGGATCGGCTCACTGGATGACCTGCTGCAGCCGAAAGGGCTGGTTAAAGGCGCTCTGATGGTGATCGGCGCACGTCCGAAGATGGGTAAAACCACGTTGTATAGCCAGCTGGCCGTCAACTGTGCCGAAGTTGAGCAGCTCCCCGCGCTGATGTTCAGTCTCGAAATGCCGGATAAGCAGATTGTGGAGCGCATGATCGGGCAGGTCAGCCGCGTGAATACCGACGTGTTTTATGGCGATCGGTATGACGACGCGCAGGTGGCAATGGCTTTTGCGGCTGGTGGACGTCTGGCCCAGACCGGGAACCTGTACGTGGACGACACGCCCGGGATCACGCTGGCGCACATCGTCGCAGAGTCACGCCGCATCAAACGCGAACGCGGCGCTGTCGGCATGGTGCTGGTGGACTATCTGACCCTGATGACCGCCGACAAGGCCGATCGTAACGACCTGGCCTATGGGCTTATCACTAAAGGGCTGAAGAACCTGGCGAAGGAACTGAACTGCATCGTGGTGCTGCTTACCCAGCTGAACCGGGATCTGGAGAAGCGAACCAACAAACGCCCGATGCCGAGTGATTCCCGCGACACCGGGCAGATCGAGCAGGATTGTGACTACTGGATCGGCATTTACCGCGAAGGCGCATACGACGAAAACGCTGAGCAGTCGGCTACTGAACTGCTGCTTCGCCTGAACCGCCACGGCCCGACCGGGATTGTTTATTGCGACCAGCGCAACGGTGCGATCTACGACTGCGACCAGGCTGCAGCTGAGCAGAAGCGTCGCGCGAATGATGCCAGACCCAACAGCAAGAGGGATTTCTGATGAAAATCTACATTGCTGGGCCAATGACCGGCATCCCGAAATTTAACCGTCCTGCATTCCATTTCGAGGCGTTGCGCCTGTCGGGGGAAGGCCATGTGGTTCTGAATCCCGCGACGCTTCCCGACGGCCTGAGCCAGCCAGAGTATATGGATATTTGTCTCGCGATGCTCCGCTGCGCTGACGGCATTTTTCTGCTGTCCGGCTGGCAGAACTCCGCAGGCGCAAAAGCGGAACACGCTCTGGCTCAAAAGCTGGATCTGGAAATCATTCATCAGGAGAACGCGGTATGACCAACAAAACCAAAGAACTCGTAGCTGCCGGACATGCGTTGGCGAAAGAGCTGCATTGCGCTGAGTCTGCCGCGCTGGTGCGTGAACTGGCGACGCAGCTGGACGTGCAACGTGTTCGTGCTGACACATTAGCCACAAAACTTCGTCAGGGAGCCGCACAATGAAACGCCGACAATTCGATACATCCAGCCGCTTTCTGGTTGATACAGCCTTTCATCGTCTTGAGATAATTCGTGATGATGGTCTCTACCGCCACTTGCGCATGAAACAACCTGGCACATCCTGTTATTACTTCGACGTGATCACCTGGCCCGGTTATCTGACCGTTACCGGCGACATGGGGACTTGGACATTCTCCCGCATCGCGGACATGTTCGACTTCTTCGGTCCGTGGCAAGACTGCATTAACACTGGTTACTGGTCTGAAAAGCTGGAAGCTGGCGCTGGCTACTCGGCGTGCGAACTACTGGCGAAAGAATACGATAACGATGCTTTTTGCCGGAGCCTTAAGGAATCGATGAGCGAGTATCTCGAAGATTCTGAAGATGACCAGTCGGAAGATGAAGACTGGGACGATGAAGACGACGCTCCTGACAGTGACAAAGCTAAAGTTCGTGAGGCGGTGCGGGAATTATGCCGTGGTGAATTCAGCAACGAGTGGGAAGCATATCAGGCGGTCTATGAGGCTGACTGGCCCGAGCGCTGGAGCGCGTGGGATATTTGCGACGGACTGACCTTTAAAACGTATACCAACCATTTCCGCTGGATCTTGTTCGCTATTACATGGGCTATCAGCAAATACCACAACACCAAACTTGTTGATAAAGCCATGGGTACGTTCATGGCATTGAGAGGAGCGGCAGCATGACCACCAACATTAAACCCTGCCCGTTTTGTGGCAGCACTCACGTAGAGGCATTCTCTCAGTATGAAGAGGACTGTCCTGACCGCTCGGCAATTGTACGTTGCCATTCGTGCGATGCGCAGTCTGCGCAAATGGTCGGACGCGACAAAATAGCAATGGCGATTGCTGCATGGAATAAACGCGTCGGAGGTGCTGCATGACTACACCAATGACCAAAGATGAGCTTCATCGAATTGCAGACACTGACCACGTCCAATGTGGCGACGCAGCGGCGATGGCTCGTATGCTTCTGGCATCGCTAGATTCTGAACCGGTGGCATGGCTGGTTGGTGAGGCGACTCTATATAACCCCGATACAGTCCAGGCATACGTAAAACGATCTGGATTGCCCTTTACTCCGCTTTACGCTGCTGCACAGCCAGCGCCGATCTCGATGAAAGACCATCAGATTCGTGAACTGGTAAACGAATTGCGCGATATTGCTGTCGAATATTATGGCACGCAGCAGCTGCGCGAACGCATTGCCCGCGCCTTACGTGAAGCCATGATTCAGGGGAAAGCAGATCCGATGCAAGCTGTAACGCGTATCGAATGTGATTTATCTCAGATTGATACGGAGAAATTAGCCTCCAAAATTCGCGAACTTAATGTAAATCGAAGCGATCAGCAACTGGCTATCATTGAGCCTGAATATCGGATTAAGTTGCCTGATGGTTGGGTGGCTGTGCCGATTGAGCCAACCGAAAGCATGATCGTCGATGGCTTCGAGTCTGAACCAGATGAAGACTTCAGCGATACGGATGTGTGGGAGGAATATCAGGCTATGAGTGGGTGCCAGCAGGCGGCGCACCGGGCTAAGTTATGCTGGGCGGCGATGATATCGGCAGCGCCTCGGCTGGAGGTGGAATCGTGAACGACATTCAGCGTTACAGAATGGGATATTTCGGCTGGCTTAAAAACGCTTTCGCCATGGCCGGGAGTGCGATTGGAGACATGGTATCAATAGTGCTCTCGTTTGAAATGGCGTGCGCATTGCTATGGATTGTCATCATCATTACCTTCCCGGTATCCATGCCCATTCTCGCCTTAGTTCAGATGATTTATACCCGACGAAAATTGCGCAAGCGGTATGGGCATGATGAGTTGATGAGGGACGACTGATGGCTAAATCTGCTGCTGAACGCAAAGCCGCCCAGCGCGCCAGGCAAGCCGCTGCTGGTGGGCGTAAATTTGAGCTCATACTGGATACGCAGGAACTGGAGATGCTGGAGCGTAATTGTGCTTCCCGTCGCCCCGGGCGCGCGCCGTATGAAATGAGCGAATACGTTGCGATGCTGATCCGCCAGGATGATGCTCGCGTTCGTGGCCGCATCAAATCAATCAGCGCGAACCGCTGCGGGAAATGTGGCGATGCGCTGCCGGTTGAGTCGTGTCCGTGCGATGGTGATTCGCAATGCTGGGTTACGCGTGGCTGGCACGAAACCAAATTAGTAATGTGACATGTCACATTATAATCAATAACATACAAGCCTCTTCGGAGGCTTTTTTTTGTAGGCGTTAAATTGCTTTTGCCACAATGCCCAGCCATAATATCCCTGTCAGCCTGAACAACTGACTCCCGGACATTCGCGCCACGGAGAACACCATGGCGCAGCACCACCAGCATAAACACAATCGCCTGACGTTATCCAACGCCAGCGATTTGTCGTATCTGCCGCTTAACCTCTTCGGGGGTGAAGCGTGAGCCAACAATTCCACCTCGTTAACGAAAGCGTTAAGCAGAACGCTATCAACTACATTCGTCAGTTGCCGGTCGACAGCAAGCGCCCGCTGATTCTTGACGTCAAAGAGTCGACGCGTACTGCCATTCAAAACCGCAAGATGTGGCCGCTCCTGAAAGACCTCTCCGACCAGGTTCTCTGGTTCGGCAATAAATACGATTCCGACGACTGGAAAGACCTCATCACCGCGCTGGTGGCGAAGACCAAAAAGCAGGAACAGCGAATGGCCCCCGGTCTCGACGGCGGCGTGGTGATGTTCGGCCAGCGCACCAGCAAAATGACCATTCCCCAGATGGTCGAAGTCATCGAGGCTATTTACTGGTTCGGCACCAAGCAGGGCGTCACCTTCAGCGAACAATCCCGCAATGAGATCGAGTGGGCGAAGCGTTGGGGGGAAAGCAATGCGAAATAATCCCAATCAGAGAACCTACCGCAGCAAAAAATGGCTCGCCGCTGTCGGGCAGATCGAACAGTGCGTGCTATGCGGTTCATGGGGTACGCAGGTGGCGCACCGGAATGAAGGCAAAGGCATGGGCCTGAAAGCTGATGATTGCGCCACAGCGGCGATCTGCGTTTGCTGCCACGACAGCATCGACAACGGGGGCAAGCTATCGCGCGAAGAACGTCGCCAGCTGATGGACCGCGCCATCGTTCTGACCGTTATCCAGATAGCCCGCCTTGGGCTGGTGGTGCCAGCATGAAAATTTACGACATCACCCCGATCGGCAAGCCCAGAATGACCCGCGCCGACAAATGGAAAACACGGCCAGCGGTCATGCGCTACCGCGCGTTCTGCGATGAAGCCCGCCTGCGCAAAATTCACCTGCCGGAGTCCGGCGCGCACGTCACCTTCGTTATGCCAATGCCTCCGAGTTGGAGCAGTCGGAAGCGCGAGCAGTTCAACGGCAAACCGCACCAGTCAAAACCAGACTGCGACAACATGCTTAAGGCGCTAATGGATGCACTTTTTGATGATGATTCCAGCGTCTGGGATTGTCGCATCACGAAGCTTTGGGGCGAGAAAGGCCAGATCATCATCCGGGAGAGCTCACAGTGACACGCAACGAAATCAACACCTACCAGAAGAGTTCCATCGAACGTGCGACGTTTCCAACTGCGCAATATCTGGAGTTTATCCGGCAACAACTGATTGTTGCGACCGCTGATACGAGTGGGGCGACAAAAGGGCAATTAATGGCCTGGCTGGAGGACGCCCAGTTTGATACCGACACATTCAAGCGAAAGAAACCCCGAATAATGGATGAGGTAACAGGGAAAATGATCACCCTGGATAACCCGCCACTACCCGGTAAGCAATCCCGCGCCAAGGGATCGTCAATTGCGTTAGTGAGTCCAGTTGAGTTTTCAATGGCGTCATGGCGGCGGGCTGTGCTGGCACTCGACGACCACCAGAAAGCGTGGCTACTGTGGAACTACAGCGAAAACATCAGCTTTGAATTCCAGGTCTCGATTACGCAATGGGCGTGGGCAGAGTTCAAATCGAAACTGGGTGCGCGTAAGGTGGCGGGCAAAACAATGGAGAGGTTGAGAGCTCTGATATGGCTGGCAGCACAGACAGTGAAGAATGATATTAAAAATGGAGAAATCCCCCCCAGTAAATGGCTTGCGGGATTGGTTGAGGTGAGCGTAACGAACTGGTCACAGAACTATGCGGAGCACTGGGAAGCCATGTTGCGCCTGTTCCGTTATCTTGATGCTGATTCTTTAAAAGCCGTAGCCAGATCACGTTCACAACAAAAAGCGGCAAATTATCAACCAAGTATTGCAGAAATGAATTAATTGGCATATATTTCGTGTAAATCTGATATCGTCGCCATAGCTTCGATTGTCGACCAAATTAAGAGCCTCGCCATTGTGCGGGGCTTTTTCACATCTGGAGATCCCTATGAAGTTTACTGAACTCAGTTCTGAAGCCCGAGGACATGCATTAAGAGCTCTGGCTGACGTAATTTCGCGTCGCTCTGGAGGTGGTATTCCAGATTGCGAGAATCTTGGTGAGTGCGTAGCCGCAGCATTTATTGCAATGGAGCGCCACGATAGCGCCCCCGATAAATGTGATGACGGAACAGTGGACTAAATCACTTTTAAACCACGAATCGCACGTCCTGCTGATTTTGTAACAAGTACCCGGGAGCCTTTTTTTACAGAGTCGGCTACGGTTTTTACTTCATCAGCGACTGCTGCCTCATCTTTTGTCGAAGATGTATGTACATATTCCGCGTCCGGAAGTTGGTAGGTTTTACCTGAAGTTGCCTCGACTTGTCTGTGGTACTTTTTTGCTGCCATCTTTTTATGAAGGTTCTCGTAATCGTCCCAGTCGGCATTTTGCATTTCAACACGAACTGTAAAACTAGCCATAGAATATTCCTTGTGTTTGATGTGGTTACTTTTAGCGATTTAACAATATCAAACTGAGGGTGAGGCGGCTACCTTGAAGAATTCGTTCATTATCTGCGGCTCTGGCCCGTCCCTTACTCCTGTTGACTGTCAAATAGCTGCACGCTCAGGGCTTCCTGTGATAGCGGTTAATTCATCATGGCGAGCCATACCGGAATGCACTCACATTTACGCTGGCGATCTGCGCTGGTGGGATATGAACATCCCCGCGCTGCCCGATGGACCCGAACGTTGGTCATGTAACCGGAGAGCTCACACCCGATACGGCGTGAACTTCTTCCCGACAGATACCAGCGGCACATTCAATTCGGGACAGAGAGCGATTCTGTTCGCCCACTGGCTGGGCGCAAAGCGCATCATTCTGCTGGGCTTCGATTGCTCAATTTCAAGTGGTAGCCACTGGCACGGTGATCATACCGCCCTTGATAATCCGACAGCAGCGAACGTAAAACGCTGGCATAGCGAGTTTGCCAGGGTTGCGGCGGAACTGCGTGGGAACGTCAATATCATCAACAGCAGCCGCCAAACGGCGCTTAACTGCTTCCGTCGCTTACCTCTTGAAGCGGCGATCCGCGAGGTTACATGTTGAATCCTCCGATTTACATCGATGGCATGCTGGGAATGGGTGACACCATTTACCAGCGCGCTTTCGTCAAACAGCTGCCAGCCGGGACATTCATTAAGACAGCATGGCCGGAACTTTACGAAGATCTGCCAGTGAAAGCTGTCCGAAGTGATACCACGCTCAGAACGCAGCGAAAAAACGAATTTCGTAGCGTTGCACAGTTCTATCCGCCGCCATCGCCGCGACAAACGAAGCGCATTTTTTACGGACCGGATGATCTGCGGCGTGGTTCGATATTTGATGCGATGCGTCGCCAGTTTGGTGTAACGCCAGCAGTTCTTGATTTGCCATCCTTTGGCCCGGCGCAGTTTACGCACCAAAAGCCGATCGCCGTTATCCGTCCGGCAACGGTTCGTTCTGAATGGCGTAGCGATTCCCGAAACCCTGACCCCGATTACCTACTGCGCGCATCGCGAATCCTGCGGAAACATTTCTGCGTGATTAGCGTCGCTGACTTGCAGGACGGGGAAGAGTGGCTGGTGGGGGAGGAGCCTGAAGCAGATCTGAAAATGCACGCGGGCGAGCTCAGCATCAAAGATCTGATGCGTCTGGTAGAGCATGCCGCTGTCGTGGTTACGCCTGTCGGCTGGGCGCTGCCCGCTGCCATTGCGTACAAAACGCCTGTTTACGTTGTCGCTGGTGGGCGTGGTGGGCATAACTCTCCCGAGATAGTCACCGATCCGGCGATGGATTTATCCCGCGTTGGCTGGGCAATCCCGGATAATTATTGTCGCTGCGAAGCGTGGGATCACCTTTGCGAAAAACGCATCTCTAACTTTGATTCAAAATTCGAGGCCTGGCTGAATGAAGTCGTTTTATCAGGAACTGAACAGCGGGCTGGTATTCCTCCCGGAGCTGGGCATCGGCCGTTATCCGGTTCCGGCATCTCGCCCGTATGACGAGCAATATTTTGCGAAATATCAGCAGCTGGCTGATACCGAAACCGGGCGCGCATTAACGCAGTCCAGAATTGAGCTGGTGGAACGTCACTATCATGGACCGGTTCTGGACGTTGGTATCGGTGCCGGTCAGTTCGTTTCCTCCCGACCGGGAACGCTTGGCTATGACGTTAATCCTGCTGGCGTTGCCTGGCTGAATGAGCGGGGAGCATTCGCTGACCTCTACGCCAGTCAGTGGCGTGCGCTGACGATGTGGGATGTACTGGAGCACATCGACGAGCCGGAGCTGGCGGTACAGCAGGCTACAGAGTTCGTTTTCGTGTCGATCCCCATTTTTACCGATGCCGGAGATATTCTCCGCTCGCATCATTTCAGGAAGAACGAGCACATCTGGTATTTCACTGACGACGGTATTAAGCGCTGGTTTGCTGATCAAGGCTTCGAATGCGCCGAACAGAACACCATCGAATGCCAGTTAGGGCGTAAGGGCGTCGCTTCGTACGCTTTCCGCCGAATTTAATTTTTCCTTCCCCCTTGGAAACTCCAGTTTCACACACAGCACCCGCAAACAGGCGAGGTGGACCTATGAATGACTCTCACGGGATTTTTGAACAGACAATGAAATGGATCGCGCTATATCTGCCGTCAGTCTACGCCGGGTTATGCGCTCTGGGCATCTCTGCACTCATCGATATTCGCGCCGGGAAGCCAAAACTTTACACCGCCACTGGCGCGCTAATTTGCGGAATTTTTGCTCTTGCCGTTTCTGCGTTGCTTGAATATCTGGGGCTGCCTGCTAATTCAGGTGCGTTCGTTGGTGCGCTGGTGGGGTTTGTTGGAGCGGACAGACTGCGTGACATGGCGCTCGCTATCGTTGCCAGGCGTGCCGGAGTCGGCAGCACTGAGGAAAATAAATGAATCAATCTCAATTTCAAATGGCGGCTGGTATCAGCGCCGGGTTGGCTGCGCGCTGGTTTCAACCAGTAGATGCTGCGATGAAAGAATTTGGTATTACAGCACCTGCGGATCAGGCCATGTTTATCGCTCAGGTAGGTCATGAGTCTGGCGGCTTTAGCTCTGTAGTTGAAAATTTGAACTACACACCATCTGCGCTGGTGGCGACCTTCGGAAAGAGGATCACCCAGCAGCAGGCTGATGCGCTTGGCAGAACAACCGAACACGCAGCCCGCCAGGATGCTATCGCCAATCTGGTGTATAGCAATCGGCTGGGTAACAAAGCACCCGGCGACGGCTGGAAATATCGCGGCAGAGGGTTAATTCAAATCACTGGCCTCGATAATTATCGCACCTGCGGCGCGGCGCTGAAGTTAGACCTCGTTACTTCACCTGAACAGCTCGAACAGGAACTTCAGGCAGCACGCTCTGCCGCCTGGTTCTACACATCCAAAGGGTGCATGGCCTACAGTGCCGATATTACGCGTGTTACACGCATCATTAACGGCGGCCTGAATGGCATTGATGACCGCAAGATCCGTTACAACAAAGCGCGGGCGGCGCTGCTGGTATGAAAATGAGTTATTGGGTGCTCGTTGTGACGTTTATCGCCTGTCTTGCAGGCGGTCTTGTCTGGTCAGCGGATCACTACCATGGAAAGTTTCTTGAGGAACAGCGTCGCGCTGACGATGCAGAACAGCGCGCTGATTCCTCTGAGACCATCACCGCGAATGTCCTGCGCACCGTAGCAATAACGAACATCATTCTGGAGACAAATCAACATGCCAAGCAGCAGATCGCACTGGAGTCACAGAGAGCCGAGAACGATATCAAGGCTGCTGTTGCGGATGATGATTGTGCTGTTCGTGTTGTGCCTTCTGGCGCAGTTAAGCGGCTGCACGAATACGCGGACGGTATACGTGCCGGCTCCGGTAGTTCCGTTACCAGCCAGCCTGACGGCTGAAACACCCCAGCCAGACTTACCCGACCCGTTTACGTGGGGAGCAAGTCTTAACCTGAATGTCGCGTTGCTGTCAGCGCTGGCGCAGTGCAACAGGGATAAGGCTGATATCAGGACTTTCGAGAACAACAGGGCAGGACAAACCGATGGCACGATTAAACGTTGAAGTTATCCCACCAGACAGCGAGGTGCTGAACGGGATTTTTGCAGAGATTGAGCGCAAATATGCGCATCAGCCGCTGACCACAAAAATAATTGATGAAATGCAACGCGAAGCGACGCGCCTTGTACGGCGAATGATAACCACAAAGGTTACGTTCGTCCGGGACTGACATTACAGAAGCTCTTAAATCAGGGCTTCGATAATGTTTATCCCTTTGAGCGGATAAAAACGTTTTATCCCTTCGCGGGGATAATTATTGCCAAAATTCACAATTAGATGAGGTGTGAACAGTGAATCGTCCATTACCTCCGGCGTTATTTGTGACCCCTCACGATCCAAAGCCATATATCAGCATAATTCCAGCGAGCGGCGTTCACGACTGGTTGCAACATCACATCCTGAGCGATGACGGAGATTTACATAACCCAGACCACCAGCATTTGCTTGAGGCTGATTTGTGCTTTCTCTGGGCGTCGAATGCTTTCGAAAAGAAAGGTCGCTCTGTGCTGGGCCAGGCGGAAGAAGTAGCTATGCGGGCAGGCGGCTGGCAGAAAGCGCGGATGGAACAGCAGATGTATGAATGGTTCGGCAGGATTCCGCAGTTCATCATCACGCTGGCCGCCGATTACTGTTCGCAATGTTCTGATCTGGAGTTCTGCGCGCTGATAGAGCACGAGCTTTACCACATCTGCCAGGCGACAGATGAATTTGGCGCGCCGAAGTTCACGCAGGAAGGGCAGCCAAAGCTGAAGCTGCGCGGCCACGACGTTGAAGAGTTTGTGGGCGTGGTTCGCCGTTACGGTGCGAGCCGGGACGTACAGGAAATGATTGATGCGGCGAATCAGCCAGCGGAGGTTGCTCATCTCGATATTGCCAGAGCGTGCGGGACGTGCATGCTGCGGCTGGCTTAAATACTGGACTGTATAAGACGAATGGTGATTTATGGCTGCATTAAAACCTGATGTGAAAGCCTTCATCATTCAGTCGCTTGCGTGCTATGACACGCCATCGCAGGTGGTCGAGGCTGTCCAAAAAGAATTCGGCATCAAGATAACCCGGCAACAGGCCGAGTCGCACGATCCGACGAAGGCCAGCGGTAAGACGTTGGCGAAGAAGTGGATCGCCATGTTCAGCGCGACCCGCGAGCGCTTCCTGACCGAAACCAGTGACATTCCGATCGCGAACAAATCCTATCGCCTCCGCGTGCTTGACCGTATGGCAACCAAAACCGAGGGGATGAAAAACTTCTCCCTGACGGCGCAGCTTATCGAGCAGGCAGCGAAAGAGGTCGGCGACGCTTACACCAATAAGCTGAAGGTTGAGAGCACCGGCAAGGATGGCGGCCCGATTAAGACCGAAAGCGTGAGTTTAACAGCTGAAGAGGCGGCAGAAGCTTATCGTAAGCTGATGGGATGAGAAAGGGCAGCGACTGCCCTTTAAATGCAAAGATCAGTCTTTCATGAAACTTTCTCGGTGGGACGCAATATCATTTGCTTCATCGATACAGTTCTGGCAAAGCAGCGAACCATGTTCGAAGTGAGCATCATAAGCATCACTAAGCTCTTTTTCGGTAAGAACAACCTTGCAGTTATTATGGTATCCGGCAGGGTCGGTGACTCCTTCGCAAGGTTGTGACAAAAACCGACGAAGAACTGATTTTTGAGCCGGTGTAAGTGATGCAAATCCTTTATCGACGGCAAGCTTTGCAATACCACTCACTTTCGAATCTTCGTTATGAAAGACGTCTTGTTCGAGCTGTTGGCGAAGGATTTCTTCTTCGAATGCCATGTAAATCTCCTTTTTGCTGTGCATTAAACAAGATACAAAGTGTTTCGGACGAATCTTAATATGCCACTTCCTTTTGCTTTTGACTTCAAAAATCCTGACTACCAGTTGGTTTTTGAATGGCGGATGGAGCGCTTACAGCGCATTCGCCAGAACCCCGAAATGCTGCCAGCGCTAAAGCAGTTTTACCGCACCAACCCGGCTCAGTTCATTATCGACTGGGGCATGACGACAGACCCACGTAACATCGATTATGGCCTGCCGGTCACCATCCCTTTTCTGCTGTTCCCGAAACAGGAAGAGTGGATTCAATGGATCATGGAGCGGCGCGAAAAGCTGGAGAACGGCATCACCGAAAAGAGCCGCGAAATGGGGCTCAGCTGGACGGCGATCGGGCTGGCCTGCTCGCTCTGCCTCTTCAACAAAGAAATGGTTATCGGCTTCGGCTCCCGTAAAGAGGAATACGTCGACAGCACCGGTGACCCGAAGGCGCTGTTCTGGAAGGCGCGCAAATTCGTGGAAACGCTGCCCGTCGAGTTTCGCGGTTCGTGGGATGAGAAGAAGCATGCGCCGTATATGCGCGTGGAGTTCCCCGATACTGGCGCGGTCATCAAAGGTGAGGCTGGCGATAATATCGGACGTGGTGACCGTACTACGCTCTACCTGGTGGATGAGGCTGCATTCCTCCAACGTCCCCTGCTGATTGATGCGGCGCTGTCGCAAACCACCCGCTGCCGTATCGACCTGAGCTCGGTTAACGGCATGGCGAACCCGTTCGCGCAGAAGCGTCACGGCGGAAAGATACCGGTATTCACCTTCCACTGGCGAAATGACCCGCGCAAGGATGAAGAGTGGTATCGCAGGGAATGCGAAAAAATCGACAATCCGGTGGTGGTGGCGCAGGAACTCGACCTGAACTACAGCGCATCAGCGGAAGGCGTCCTGATCCCGTCCGACTGGGTGCAGGCTGCCGTCGACGCGCATATCAAGCTGGGCATTCAGCCAACGGGCAAGCGACTGGGTGCGATGGACGTCGCCGACGAAGGCCGGGACAAAAACGCCTTTTCGACCCGTCACGGCTTCCTCCTGGAGAACGTGCGGGAATGGTCCGGCGTGGGCAGCGACATTTACCAGTCCGTTGAGAAGGTCTTCGGCTTTTGCGAACAGGACAACCTCGAAGAGTTTCGCTTCGACGAGGACGGTCTGGGCGCTGGCGTTCGCGGCGATGCGCGCGCCATTAACGAACTGCGTAACGCTGCGCGCCGACCGTCAATACTCGCCACACCGTTTCGCGGTAGCGGCGCGGTATTTGATCCGGACGACGAAGCGGTGCGCGGGGACAACGGACAGACCGCGCGTCTGAACAAGGACTTCTTCGCTAACGCCAAGGCCCAGAGCTGGTGGCGCTTGCGCAAGCTGTTCCAGAACACCTATCGCGCCGTGGAAGAGAAGATGGCCTACAACCCGGACGAAATCATCTCAATCAGCGGCAGCATGCCGAGCAAAGACAAACTCATCATCGAGCTTTCGCAGCCGACCTACTCCATTAACGGCGTAGGGAAAATCGTTGTTGATAAACAGCCTGACGGCACCAAGTCGCCGAACCTCGCCGACTCGGTGATGATCAGCTACGCGCCAATGAATTCAGCCCTGAACATCTGGGAGCTGCTAGGGAGACAGGCCTGATGGCACGAAACAAACCAGCCTCGCAGCGAACGGCGCAAGCTACCGCTGATGGCTACGAGAACTTTGTCGCCCGGGTGGGGATGCAGACGGCTAACCAGCATTCTGCGTCAACTTATCGGGCGAACTTCACCAGCCGCAACCGCATGCTGGTGGAATGGTCATATCGCGGTTCGTGGGTTATCGGTGAAGCGGTCGACGCTATCCCGGACGATATGACCCGTAAAGGCATTCGCATCACTTCAGAGATTGACGCCAAAGACCGTGGCACCCTCGAAGCGCAGCTGGATGAGCTGCAGATCTGGGATGCGCTGAATGACGTGCTGAAATGGTCGCGCCTCTACGGCGGCGCAGTTGGCTTCATCATGATTGAGGGGCAGGCACCAATGACCCCGTTGCGGCTCGAAACCATTGGTGAGGGTAAGTTTAAGGGCATCCTCCCGCTCGACCGCTGGATGATTAACCCGGTGCTGACCCGCCGAATTAAAGAGATGGGGCCTGATCTCGGCAAACCCGAGTTTTACGACGTGGTGACCACCGCAACGGGAATTCCAGCCTGGCGCATCCATCACAGCCGCCTGATCCGCTTCGATGGGGTAACGCTGCCATTCCAGCAGAAGATGACCGAGAACGAATGGGGCATGTCGGTTGTAGAGCGTATCTGGGATCGGCTTACTGCGTTCGACAGCGCCACTGTCGGCGCGGCGCAGCTGGTCTACAAAGCGCATCTGCGCACCTACAGCGTGGAGAAGCTGCGCGAACTTATCGCGCTTGGTGGACCGGCGTTCGAAGCGCTGCTGAAGAACATCGACCTGATCCGCCAGTTCCAGAGCAATGAAGGCATGACGCTCATGGACTCGCGGGATAAGTTCGAAACCCACCAGTACAGTTTCAGCGGGCTGGATGACATTCTTTCGCAGTTCGCTGAGCAGATCAGCGGTGCCGTTGGTATCCCGCTGGTACGCCTGTTCGGTCAATCGCCGAAAGGCTTCTCTACTGGTGACGCAGACCTCGCCAACTATTACGACCGGGTGAGCTCATTGCAGGAGCGCCGCTTACGGCTGCCGATGCGCCGGATACTGGACATTATGCACCGCTCGGAACTCGGTAAGCCGCTGCCAGACGATTTCACGTTTGAGTTTAACCCGCTATGGCAAATGTCTGACGTTGACCGATCAACGGTGGCCGTAAACACCACCAACGCTATCAGTACCGCGCTGGGCGACGGATTGATGACGCGTAAGGCGGCGATGACCGACCTGCGCGAAAACTCTGACGTCACCGGCATCGGGGCATCCATTACCGACGAGGATATCGAGAATGCCGAAGACGAAGCGCCGCCAGGCATCGGCGAACTTGGCGACAAACCGCCAGAGCCGCCAGGCGGAGATCCGATATCGAACGAGCCTACGGCAGATAGCGCGGGCGGTTGGGGATATCGTAAATGGTCGCTACGATGGTTCAAACGATAGCGTCACCGAAATAATGGATGCGCTGGAGCGCTACAGCGAAATCATCACCCCCTGGGCGACGAAGGTTGCTGAGAACTTTACCGCCGACATTGCACGCCAGAATGAGAAGCAGTGGCGTCAGCACAGCCGGAACATCAGCGCAGAGCTGCGCAACATGGTCGACCGCGCCCCGGTAGGCCAGGTGATGAAATCCATCGTTGCCGAGCAAATTAAGTACATCAAATCGCTGCCGCTTGAGGCTGCCGATCGGGTGTATGACATTCAGAACAAGGCCATCGAGGCCGTTGTGACTGGCGGGCGGGCTGAGCCATTCGCGAAAGAGATAGCGGCGTCCGGTGACGTGTCACGCTCGCGAGCGAACCTTATCGCCCGGACTGAGCTTGGGCGCGCAACCGGCGCACTGGATCAGGCGCGTGCGCTGTCAATCGGTTCGAATGGCTATATCTGGCGTACTGCCGAAGATGGCGACGTCCGGCATTCTCACCAGGAGATGGACGGCAAATTTGTTGAATGGGGCCGTCCTCCCACGCTTGACGGTATGACCGGTCACGCTGGCGAGCTCCCGAACTGCCGCTGTTACAAAGAGATCGTCTTCCCCAACCCTCATTCTTATCTCGCCTGAAATGCAGGTAAACCATGAAATATTTTTTCAATACCCGGCTGGGGGAAACCCGCTATCAGCTGGCTGACGGCTCGCTGTTGTGCAAAGACGTGCCGATAGGTCGAACGGGTAAGCAGCTCTACGGCGCTGCCGATCTGCCAAACCTCAAACCCGACAAGCTCGGTGAGATAGTCGTAGCGCGCTCTCCTGAGCAGGTATTCCATCCGGCCACGCTCGCCTCATTCGAAGGGATGAGCATCACGATCCTGCATCCTGAAGATGAAAACGGGAATGTGCGGCTGGTGAATCCTGAGAACTGGAAAGAGCTTGCGGTCGGGCATCTTCAGAACGTCCGGCGCGGGACTGGTGATCAGTCTGATTTGATGCTGGCTGACCTTATCGTCAAAGACGAAAGCGCCATTCAGCTAATCGAGGATGGCCTGCGCGAAGTGTCGTGCGGCTATGACGCTGAGTATGATCAAACCGAGCCAGGCAAAGCCGAGCAGGTCGATATTACCGGAAACCATGTGGCTCTTGTCCCTAAAGGCAGAGCCGGAAATCGTTGTGCAATTGGAGACAGAGACACAATGGCAAATCAAAAGAAAAGCTGGTGGACCCGCATGCGCACGGCCATCAAAACGGGTGACGCGGACACCATGAACGAACTGCTGGACTCTGCGCCAGCGGCGGTAACGGGCGATGAAGGGGATCTGCCGGGCGGCGTTAACCTCAACATTAACCTTTCACCGCAGCAGCCGTTGCCGGACAAAAAGCCGGAAATGGGCGGAGAGCCAACCGGCGACGGCGAGGACGATATCAAAACCTTGCTCAAAGCCCTGCTGGCTAAGCTGGAAGGAAATGCGACGGGCGATAACAACAATAAGCCTGACGATAAAGATAAAAAAGATCCGACCGGCGACGGCGAGGACGACGAAGAGGAAACCACGATTACCGGTGACTCTGCCTATCGTGCCGAAGTTATCGTCCCGGGTATCGATCTGAGCCGTAAGGTGAAACCGACCGCGTTCAAACGTGATGTGCTGGCCGCCGCTGATAAAACACTGGTTCGCCAGGTTGTCGGTGATGGGGATATCCGCAAATTGCCCAAGCAATCGGTCGATATGGCGTTTAACGCCGTGTCTGAGATTGCCAAAGGGCGAAACACCCGCAGCACCACGGGCGATGCACAACGTCCAAATATGGGCATGACCAGCATCGCTTCTCTGAACAAACAAAACGCCGACTTCTGGTCTAACCGCAAAGGATAATCCAATGACTGCATATCTGTACCGGATGCCTGTTGGCATTGCCGGGGCTATCTCTCGCCCACAGGACTTAACCGTCGAACCGGTGATCCTTAAATCCGCTAACGCCTTCGCTGCCTACGGTCTGGCTGGCAAATACGACGCTGACGGCTTTTTCGTGCCGCTGGCGGACGGTGACACCGCCGATAAGGTGAAGGGCATCTACGTTCGTCCGTATCCGACCACATCGCAGCCGGACATGGTACGTCAGGTGGGAACGGATAAGAACTTCCCGGGCGACGCCATGAAACGTGGCTACATGACCGTTAACCTCGGTTCTGGTTTCGATGCTAGCACCATCAAAAAAGGCGCGCCTGTCTACGTGGTTGTTTCGCTCGATTCGACCATTGACGTGCCGCTGGGCGGCTTTATGTCCACGTCCGTCAGTGGCAAAAACGTGGCGCTGACAAACGCCGAATTCACAGGGGCCGGTGACGCTAACGGCAATGTAGAAATCTCCTGGAAGATTTAAGGAACAGACGAATGATTACTTTTGATCAGGCAACCGTTGATGGCTCTGGTGCCTTTCTCATCGGGGAGCTGGAGCGACTCGACCAGACGCTGAACCTGCCGCTGGTGGGTTACACCTGGACCCGAGATATCCAGCTGCGTGAAGACGTCTCTATCGCAGATGACATTTCCAGCTGGACTAACACCAGCTTTGGCGCTGCGGGTACTGGCGCAAATCCGAACGGTAAAAACTGGGTAGGCAAAGACTCCACTGCAATCGCAGGCGTGAACATTGATATCGGCAAAGACGGCAATCCGCTGAACCTCTGGGGCATGGAGCTGGGCTGGACCGTTGTAGAGCTGGCAGCAGCTCAGCAGGTAGGCCGCCCGATTGATACCCAGAAGTACGACGGTATGCAGCTCAAATGGCAGATGGACAATGACGAGCAGGTTTACATCGGTGATGACGCGCTCGGTCTGAAAGGTCTGGCAAACCTCGTCGGTGTGACGCTGAACAACGCGCCGAAGACCTGGGCGAACTCCTCCAACGACGAGATCCTCGATAGCGTGAACAGCATTCTGTCGAATGCCTGGGCAGCATCCGGTTACTCCGTCGTTCCTTCTGATCTGCGCATTCCGCCAGAGCAGTATTCACTGCTGGCGAGCCGTAAGGTTTCCGAAGCAGGTAACCAGTCACTGCTGACCTATCTGGCCGTGAACACTATCGCTTTCCACCAGAACGGCGTTCCGCTGGAAATCAAAGCGGTCAAATGGCTGAAAGCGCGCGGGGTTGGCGGTAAAGACCGTATGGTCGCTTACACCAACGACAAGAAATACGTGCGTTATCCGCTGGTGCCGTTGCAGAGCGTGCCTGTCCAGTATCGCGGTCTGTACCAGATTGCGACCTACTACGGCAAGCTCGGTGCGGTTGAGCCTGTGTACAAAGAAACCCTGTCCTACGTGGACGGTATCTGATAACCAGAACGGCCCCGAAAGGGGCCAGAAGGAAACTGAAAATGGCGAAAGAAAAGCTGGTTACCATCCATGTTCACACTCCGTTTACGCTGACGCTCGGCGATCAGTCCAAACAGGAGTTTGTCCGGGGGCGGCATAACGTACCGGAAGAGATCGCGTCGCACTGGTTCACCCAGGCGCATTCTGAGCTTTCCGAAAGCGTGAGTAGCAACACCGATGATCTGCAACCCATTATCGACAGCCTGCAAGCGCAGATTGCCGACAAAGATAAGCAGATTGTCGATAAAGATCAGCTGATTGCCGATCTGAAAGAAGCGCTGCTCAAGCTGCAAGAGCAGAACGACAGCCTGCAAGCGCAGATTGCTGCCGCCCAGACTGGCGGTAATGGGGCGAAAGATGCCAAAGAATCAAAGCCTACCAACAGTAAGTGATTTTCGCCGCGACTTCCCGCAGTTTGCTGACCCTGCCAAATATCCCGAAGCGCAAATCCAGTTTCGTCTGAATCTGGCCGATGTGCTGCTGAGCGAAAACGTCACCGGCAAAGAGTTGTTTCCGTACTTTGCCGAGTTGTTCGTGGCTCATTACATGACGCTCTGGGCGGCAGATAGCCGGGCAATGCTCGTCGGCGGCCCGGGTGGTTCAACCAATGGTGTTCAGTCATCCAAGTCCGTTGACAAGGTCAGCGTCAGTTATGACACCAGCGCGACGCTAAACCCAGATGCAGGCTTCTGGAATAACACACGATATGGCGCTGAATTTTATCAGCTGATCACGATGTTCGGTGCAGGCGGTCGCCAGCTATGAGTTTCAAAAGCGGTGTAACAACGAGGGTGGATAACGCTCAGGCCATTCTGGATGCGCTCAAGTCGTTAACCAAAAAGGATGTGCTGGTGGGCATCCCGGAAGACGACAGCGAGCGTGAGGATACTCCTTTCGGTAATGCCGGGATCGGCTATGTAAACGAATACGGCTCACCAGCGCAAAACATCCCCCCACGCCCACACCTGATCCCCGGCGTTAAATCGGTAGAGGAACAGACGGTGCCGCAGCTCAAAGCAGCGGCGCAGGCTGCGCTTGATGGTAATGCGGCTGGTGCGGAAATAGCGCTCAACCGCGCCGGAACGCTGGCCGCTAATGGAGTCAGGCGTTACATGACCATTACCGGCTTTACTCCGCTCGCTGATAGCACTGTTGAAGCACGCGCACGCCGCGGGCGCAAAGGGGCGAAAGCGGAACTTGCGCGGCGCGCTGCTGGCGAGTCCTCCGGAACTGATCTGGTGAAACCGCTAATCGACACCGGGCAATACCGCAGAGCCATTACCCACGTTGTGAGGGATAAAGATGCCGACTCTTGATGTAACAGACGTGCTTTTTGACCCCGACTTTTGCGACTTCAATCTATGGGTAACTCGTCGGGCGCAAACAGTGGACGAGGACGGGATCGGCAGCGACAGCGAAGTTAAAACGCAGTTTGCCGGGGTTGTTACAGTTGATCGCTCACTGGAAAACCGCCGCATGCAGTCCGGACAGGTTATCAGTGGTGCAATTCTCATCGTGACGACTGAGCGGCTGACGCAGGGGCAGGCTGGCCGTGATGCCGATATCGTGACGTACCAGAACCGTGATTATCGTGTGACATTCGTCGACCCGTATACAGCTTACGGTGCCGGTTTCGTCCAGGCGCATTGTGAATTACTGCCGTTTGATGGGGGTACTCCCGTTGAGCAATAACACCAGCAAAGAGCGCGGCTGGCTGACTCCCACTAGCGGCGATCCGGATTATGACGAAGCACTCGACAGGCTGTTAAGCCAGTGGACGCGCAACGTTTCCGGCTTACCGACAGGGATGGTTCGCCCGCGCTGGCAGAAAGACCAGCCACCAATGCTGCCAGTTGAAACGAACTGGTGTGCGTTTGGCATCATCGAATGGCCCATTGATAACAGCCCCGCATTCACACAACAGACTGATACCGGAACACAGCTCTGGCGGCATGAAGATTTTGTCGCAATGGCGTCGTTCTATGGCCCGGGAGGGATGCAATTTGCTTCTAGATTTCGCGACGGAATATCGGTTGAGCAAAACAACGCCGAACTGAATCAGTCGGGTCTCTCGCTGGTGGACTTTGGCGATATTGTCCCTTTCCCCGAGCTAATCAACCAACAGTGGGTGCGCCGTTACGACATGAAAGTGCGGCTGCGCCGAAAAGTGGTTCGAGAGTACAACATCCTGGCGCTGCAAGATGCGCCCGTTTCATTCTTCGGAGACTAAATTATGCCGCAGGGATTACCTGTATCTAACGTCGTTAATGTCGATGTGATCATTGGGCCGCGCGCGGCTACTGGTCGAAACTTTGGTTCGCTGCTCATTCTCGGGAGCTCAACGGTCATCCCGGTTTCTGAGCGTATTCGCCTCTACTCATCTCCTGAAGATATCGGCGCTGATTTCGGCGTGGATAGCCCGGAATATGACGCTGCTACGGTGTATTTCTCACAATCACCGAAGCCTCAGCAGGTGTATGTCGGTCGCTGGGCTAAAACGCTGGTATCGGCTGAAAGCGGTTCGACGGAAACGCTGCTGCAGGCAGTGAACGCCGTGTTGAATTACACGAACTGGTACGGTCTGGCTGTAGCGGACGATGAAGACATCGACGATGCCGACTGGCTGAGCGTGGCCGCCGCGATCGAGGCTTCCAGTCTCAGTCGCATTCTGGCGATTACCACTGGCGATCCGGAAACGATTAACACCACCTCGACAACCGATCTGGCCTCTAAGCTGAAAGCGGCAAAATACGCGCGTACGTTCGTGCAGTATTCCACCAGCAGCAAATACGCCGCGCTGTCAGCGTTTGGCCGCGCGTTCACGGTGAATTTCAACGGTAGCAATACCACCATTACCCTGAAATTCAAGCAGGAGCCGGGTATCACCTACGAAACCCTGACCACCAATCAGGCGGCGGCGCTGGATGCCAAAAACTGCAACGTGTTTGTGTATTACCAGAACGATACCGCAATCCTGCAGCAGGGCGTCATGTCCAGCGGTGATTTCTTCGATGAGCGCCACGGGCTCGACTGGCTGCAAAACTACGTGCAGACCAATCTGTATAACCTGCTCTATACCAGCACCACCAAAGTACCTCAGACAGATGCGGGTGTTACACGACTACTTTCCAACGTTGAGCAGTCTATGGACCAGTCTGTCACAAACGGGCTGGTGGCTGCCGGTGTCTGGAACGGTGGCCCGATTGGGCAGCTGGATTCCGGCGACACGCTGACGAAAGGGTATTACGTCTACGCGCAGCCGATTTCCGAACAGGCTCAGGCTGACCGTGAAGCGCGTAAGGCACCGGTGATTCAGGTGGCCTGTAAGCTGGCGGGTGCGGTGCATTTCGCTGATGTGCAGATCAACGTCGTTCGCTAAGGGGAAAATGAATGGCTACTTATTCTTTTATGGACGTCACAGCGTCTCTTTCTGGCCCGACCGGAGAGATTGATCTGGGCTATGGCTCCGCCAGTTCAGAAGAAGGTATCACCGTCGCAATGGCCGGACCGAAAAACACCATGACGATTGGTGCTGATGGTGAGGTCATGCATAGCCTGCATGCTGACAAGAGCGGAACGATTACCGTCAACCTGCTGAAAACCTCACCGACGAACAAAAAGCTGTCACTGGCCTACAACGCCCAGAGTCAGTCCTCCGGCACATGGGGTAACAACGTTATTGTGATCCGCAATAAGGTGAGCGGAGACATTATCACTGCGCGCAGCGTGGCATTTCAGAAACAACCGGATAACGCCAACGCAAAAGCAGGCAACACGATGCCGTGGGTATTTGACGGCGGCAAGATCGACCAGGTTCTCGGGGAGTTTTAACGGATGGAATGTTCAATCAAAGGCCACGATTACCGCGTGGCAAAGCTCAGCGTTTTTGACCAGATGAAAGTCACGCGCAAACTGCTGCCAGTGCTGGCTGGGATGATGTCAGATTTCGGGAGCATTCGCTCCCTGCTGCCTGCCGACGGCAAAATCGACACCGTGAAATTCGAACAGCTGAAACCGGTGTTCGAAACCCTGCTGCCGCGAATTGCTGATGAGTTGTCGTCTCTGACCGAGGAAGACACCAACGCAATTATTCATCCTTGCCTGGCCGTGGTATCACGTAAGCATATGGACGGATGGACGCCGGTGTTTAATAGCGGCCAGTTGATGTTCGACGATATCGATCTGCTCGTCATGCTGCAGCTGGTGGCGCGGGTGGTCGCCGATTCGCTGGGAAATTTTTTGCCCGTGAGCCCTACCAGCGCGACGGCGGACCAGCCTCAGTCCTGACCCTCAACAGCCTGCCTGACGGGCTGTCTTATCTCCTTGACCCGGTTGACGCCGGGTTAATCCCTTATTACGCGCTAAAGGATGGATCAGTCGATCTGTGCGATATCGCGCTGATGAATGACCACCTGGCCGTTAAGGCTGACAACCAGCGCCGTATAGAGAAATGGAGAGAGGATAATGAACTCTGAGACTATTAAAGATTTCCTCGTCTCGCTCGGCTTTGATATTGACGAAGCAGGCGCGGAAAAGTTCGATTCAGTCCTCGCAGGTACGACCGCAAACGCCATCAAAATGGGGCTGGCCGTCGAAGGTGCAGCGCTTACCGTAGTGGCTTTCACCGCTAAGATCGCCTCAGGTCTGGATAATCTCTACTGGGCATCACAGCGCACCGGCGCGACGGTTCAAGGGATTCAGTCGATTGGCTATGCGGTTTCGCAGGTGGGCGGCAGCGTCGACGCGGCGCGCGGCTCCCTGGAAAGCCTCTCCCGGTTTGTACGAAATAACCCCGGCGCGGAAGGATTCCTGAACCGCCTGGGCGTCCAGACCCGTGACGCAAGCGGTAACATGCGCGATATGGCCGCCATTTTTACGGGTGTCGGTCAGAAACTCAGTAGCATGCCGTATTACCGGGCTAACCAGTATGCGCAGATGCTGGGTATTGATGAAAATACCCTCATGGCGATGCGCCGTGGCGTGGGTGGTTTCTCCGGCCAGTACAGCGCAATGGCGAAGGCGATCGGCTTCAATGCAGACGAGGCGGCCAGAAGCTCCAACAAGTTTATGACATCCCTGCGCGAGTTCGGCGCGATGGCGGGTATGGCCCGGGATAAAATCGGTTCTAATCTCGCTGGTGGCCTGGCGGGTTCGCTGGATACCCTGCGCCGCCACATCCTGGATAACTTCCCGCGCATCGAGCAGACGCTGACGAAGGCCATAAAAGGCATTCTTGCACTCGGGGATATCATCGGGCGGCTGTTCTTCAGGTTGATTGAGGGGACATCAGACCTTATCACCTGGTGGCAATCACTCGACAAACAAACGCGGGAACTGATCTCACTGTTTGGCGCGCTGACAATTGCGCTGCGCATTCTGAACAGCACGTTCTGGATGTCACCAATTGGCCTGATTACCGCGCTGGCAGCGGGTATAGCACTTCTCTGGGAAGATTATAAGACCTGGAAGGAAGGCGGTCAGAGCCTGATTGACTGGGGTAAATGGAAACCGGAAGTTGACGCCGCGCTGAAGATGACGCGCGACCTGCAGAATACAGTCAGTGACCTGGCGAACGCGCTGGCGAAACTGCTCAACATTGACCCGAAATCATGGTCCCTTAAATGGGATTTTAGCAACTTCATTTCTCAGATGGGCGAGTTCAGCAAAATGCTGAACATGATTGCAGATCTGCTGAATGCTATCAAAGACGGACGTTGGTCCGAAGCGGCCAGCATTGGTAAGCAGCTCCTGAATCAGGGGAGCGGAAACCCGAGTGCGATGCCGATGGTGACCGACAGCGCGAACCGTACAGCCGAATGGATGAAAAACACGCTTGGGTTTGATCCTCGCAGTGTGGGGCGTACCGTGCGCGGCTGGTTTGGCGATGATGAACCTGAACAGCTCGGCCAGTCAGTTAAGCGACCACAGCCAACCAAAGCGGGTTCTGAGTTGCTGGGCTGGATGCAGCCGATGCTTACCAATCTGGAACAACTGTACCGGCTTCCGGAGGGATTGCTTAAAAGCGTCGCTATTACGGAATCAGGAGGCAATCAGTTTGCTGTGTCCGGCGCTGGCGCTAAAGGCCTGTTTCAGTTTATGGACGGCACGGCGCGAGATATGGGGCTGCGCGGGAACGATGTTTTCGACCCAGAGAAGGCAGCGCAGGCAGCCGCAAAATATCTTTCCCAATTGCTGCAGGCGAACGGCGGCGATCTGAGTAAGGCGCTTGCGTCTTACAACTGGGGGATCGGTAACGTGCAGAAGCATGGCATGGCCCTCATGCCGCAGGAAACCCGCAACTATATCCCGAAAGTGATGAGCAACATGCCCGGGCAAGGTGCTCAGTTACAGCAGCAAAACACCTATCACATTTACGGTGGTGGTGATCCGCGTTCGGTCGGCACAGAAGTTGAGCGCCGACAGCAATCTGCAAATGCTCAGGTTATGCGAGGCAATCAAACTAAGGTGGGCTAATGGATATCCTCTCAACGCTTTTTCAACAGCAGAGCCGGAAAATAGGGATGATTGTCCCAAGTGTTGTTGTGTCCGAAAAGCACAGCGACACACTGGAGATAACCGAACACCCTGTCGAGGTTGGGGCCGCCATTGCAGATCATGCCTACAAAAAGCCGTCCGAAGTGGTGATGGAGGTCGGTTTCGCTGGTGGCGGAGCGTTGCTGGATTTTGCCAGTAATCTGACGGCCACCAGCTTACTCGGCCTGAGCCCTCAGCAGACATATCAGGAGATACTCGACCTGCAGGCGAGCCGAATACCCTTCGATGTGGTAACCGGTAAGCGGCTGTACAGCAATATGCTGATCCGCGCGATGGAAGTGACGACAGACAAAACAACCGAAAATGTTCTGTCTGCTGTCCTCACGCTGAGGGAAGTCCTCATATCGCAGACGCAGCAGATCACTGTCGCGGATAAAACCAACATGAAGGACGGTGCCAGCACGTCGGCGGTACTCAATACCGGAACCAAAACAACTAAGCCGCCAAATACCTCGCTGCTGCAAAGCATATCGAGTAACGCATCTTCTTTACTGGGGCTCGGCTAATGGCAATTCAGGAGATACCGCTCACGGCGGATAACCAGCAGTTCAGCATTATTCTCGGGGGGACAACCTGGCGGATTAGCATCATCTGGCGGGATTTGTACTGGATTATGGACCTGCAGAACGACAGAGGGGATCCGGTAATATCCGGAATTCCTCTCGTCACGGGCGCGGACCTGCTGGCGCAATACGCCTATATGGGACTCGGCTTTAAGCTAGTGGTGGTCTGTGACGACAGCACACAGGATTATCCGAAGAAAACCGACCTGGGCGGCCGCAGTCATTTACTGGTATCAACGGAGTAAGCATGTCACAGAACTGGATGAGACATTTCGAGCTGCAGCTCGTGGACGAGAACGGGCAGGGTATTGAGCTCAGTGATTTTAAGGTGACCTTTACGATCGACTGGTTCAACATTAGCAGCGCGTCCCGGGTGGGAACGTTCAAGATTTACAACCTGTCAGCCGATACGGTGAACCGCATCACCGGGCAGGAGTTTTCTAAGGTGCGGCTGATTGCTGGTTATGACGGCATCGCGCCGGAGGTATCGGCAAGTGCCGTCGGGACCGTGCGGGAAGTCGACGCGGCGGACGTGGGACAGAGCGACGGACGCAACTACGGGCTGATTTTCAGCGGTGAAATTCGATACTCGGTCACGGGGAAGGACAGCCCCATTGATTCCTTCGTTCTGATTCAGGCGGCGGATACGGATCTGGCTTTTGCCACCAGCATAACCTCGCAGACGCTGGCAGCCGGTTACACGGTCGCTGACGTGAACCGTGCGCTGATGAAAGACTTCGAATCCAAAGGCGCGACCGAAGGCCTGACGCCTGAAATGCCCTTTACCGTATTCCCCCGGGGCCGCGTGCTGTTTGGCATGACACGGCACCTTATGGATAACGTAGCCGGACAATGCGGTGCAACATGGCAGTTCGTGGACGGTCAGCGCCAGATGGTGGCGAATAACGAGTATGTTCACGACGCGATTAAGCTCAACAGCGCCACCGGGCTGATCGGCATGCCGCAGCAGACCATCGGCAACGGCGTAAACGTCCGCGCCCTGATTAACCCGAACATCCGGGTAAACGGACTCATTCAGCTGGATCAGGCTTCTGTATTCCGCACCGCGCTGTCGAACAACGATATCGCGATGGCTGGTGGGCAGATCACTGACCAGAACGTGGATGGAAATATCACGCTCAGCGGCACCACGGCGCAGCCTGCCAGCATTGCAACGGATGGCGTTTATATTGTGCGCGGGATTATGTACACTGGCGATACAAGGGGCCAGGCGTGGTACATGGATATGATGTGCGAAGCGCGTGGCGCGCAGGATATGCCATCCAGCACCGCATTGCAGAGGGGATTATAGAAATGAAACGATGGATTTTTTCATTGTTGGCGTTAGCGTCTGTTGGCGCAAGCGCAAACACCATAACGATGCAATGTGGCAACTTTCGTATGGACGCGATCCCTGACTCATTGTTTAAAATCAATGGCGAAACCGTAACGTCCCAAAAAGTAAAAATGTTGGGTAAAGACGGTACAGGCATGCAGATCAAAATGGGACTGATGCCTGCTAAAGATGGCAACAACTATGGGTTCGAGTATATCCATCGACCAGGCACCGAAACGCGTTTCCTGAACGTCCAACTGCTGCAGAACAGCATGGACGCGCCGAAAATCATCGGATCTTTCCCGTGTAAGAAAGTTGCTGGCTGAAGTCGCCAGAACTACAGAAACCCAAAGTCTTCTGTTACCATTAAACCAGTAATCTCTATATAGGTGAGCGAAATGATTGGCTTGAGTGCTGCATTGGCCTTTACACCGCCAAAAGCCCCTACAGTCGATAAATTTATGGAATCCTTCTCCAGGAAGATCGAACGATCTTTTGGAGAGCTTGACCGTGCTCAAGAAGATTCTCTGACAAAAAAACAGGTCAGAGATATAACAAGGATGGTTTACCAGCGCATAGATCTCGCCACTTCTAAGGCTGAAGAAGGTAACTCCTATCTTCAAGTGTTGTTGCACGGCTCAGCAGAAGAAATGCTTGAGTTGAGGATAGAAGAAACTAGGCCTGAGGATTTAAGAGAAATTGCCGAAAAACTGGATATTGGCAATAAAAGGCTGAAGTATGCTTTTTTCGTTGCCTCAACATCCCCAGCTTGGCGTCCGCATATGGCAACGCTAAAACATCTTGAATCAAAAACACTGAAAGCCTTTGGTGATTATCATAGCGCTGTTAAAGGTCTTGCAGATATATTGCCACATTTTCTTGAATCAAATTGCCCTGTAGATTTTGACTTAGGGAAAATTGACAACGCTTTATCTGAACCGATGGTGGAACATCCTTCTTGGGTTAATACTGGAGAGGATTTTGCAAAATGGATTAAAGGAATGAAGGGTTAGGGATGCAAGTCACTGTTTTATATTCAAAAAAATTTCTTAATGACATAGCTACCCTATCTGATGATGAACTGAAACTAATTGGTGATTTTGCGGTTTCCTTGAAAAGTTCTGGTTTTGATGGATTGCCAGGCAGAAATAAACCTTCAACGGGTGTCAGCAAAAGGCACGCTCAACGTGAAAAACTGATTCAGTACGCGATGCAAAACCGGCTTTGGCATTATCATATTGGACATGTTGAATATGATAAAAACAGAAGTTTTGGCGATTGGACATCTGAGTACGTGGTCCAATACCAGAATAACAATCACAAAGAAGCCCGTTTCGTGAGTTACGATCCTCATCCGCCATTTAAACTACCACCCCCAGAGTCACTGGATTAACTTAATAATCGAACCCGCCACCCGGCGGGTTTTTGCTTTCTGGAGCCTAACAAATGGCAGTTTCTGACCAGACCCGCAGCGGCGACCTTGCCGAAACATTCAAATCTGAGCGGGAAACCACAAAAAACCAGATCCGCGTCGCTCTGCCTGGCATTATTCAGTCATTCGACCCTGATGCGGTGACGGCGACTGTGCAGCCCGCTATCCATTACGTTGAAATTGATAACGATGGGAACAGAGTTACCAGACCTTATCCGCTGCTGGTGGATGTACCTGTGGTATTCCCAACCGCTGGGGGCGTTACTTTAACGCTACCAGTTAAAGACGGCGATGAGTGTGAACTGAAGTTTCAGGACCGCTGTATTGATTTCTTCTGGCAAAACGGCGGAGTGCAGGAACCTGTCGACGACCGCATACATGACTTATCTGATGCCACCTGCTCTGTGGGCCAAATATCTCAACCCAACAAAATTAAGAATGTCAGTACCACGTCGGCGCAGCTTCGAAGTGTTGATGGAAGTACGTACATCGACCTTAATCCGGATACGCAGAAAATTAAAATTGTGGCGCCGGGGGGCGTGGAGGTAGTTACCCCGCTGGCTGACTTCTCGGAGAAAGTCACAATTCACGGGCTACTGTCCTGGCTGGGTGGCATGGTGGGTTCTGTCGTCTCTGGCGTTGCATCAAAAATCACCGGTGCTGTTGAGTTTATAGGCTCGGTTAAAGCGAACGGAAAGGTTATCGACCAAACCCACACTCACGGCGGGGTACAACGCGGTGGGAGCAATACCGATGGGGTGAACTGATGAGATACAGACGTGAGGATGCCGACGGCGATTACACCTTTGGGAGTGGAGATGATACCTGGCTGATTAATTCACCAGAGGCCGTGGCACAGGCAGTAAAAACGCGATTCGAATTATGGTACGGGCAATGGTTTCTCGATACGACAGAGGGCACTCCGTGGATTCAGTCCGTACTCGGTAAACAGAAACCGGAAACCTATAACCTGGCGATCCGTAAGCGCATCCTCGAAACGCGGGGTGTTAAATCCATCCTCTCTTTCAATACGACAGTGAACACGACGACGCGCCGCGTCCAGTTCTTCGCTGAAATCGACACCATCTACGGAACAACGACAGTAACCAGCGAGGCATAAATGGCCCTCAACTTGGACACACTCGGCTTATCGGCAACGGTAACCGCTGAGGGGATCAGTGCGCCTGATTACCAGACGATACTCGATACCCTGACGAGCTATTTCCAGCAGATTTATGGCAGTGATGCCTATCTGGAACCGGACAGCAAAGACGGTCAGATGGTGGCGCTGGTGGCGCTTGCTATTCACGATGCCAACAACACAGCGATCACCGTCTATAACTGCTTTTCTCCAGCTACCGGCTACGGTGCGGCGCTGACCAGTAATGTGAAAATAAACGGTATCGCGCGCAAAGGTGCGACGAACTCAACCGTGGATTTGTTGCTGACCGGTACCGCAGGGACAACCATCACGAACGGGACCGTAAAAGACACCAACAATGTGATCTGGCGTCTTCCTGCTTCGGTAGTGATTGGTGTTGATGGCACAGTTACGGTAACTGCTACCTGTTCAAACAGCGGATCTGTTGCCGCACTGGCCGGGACCATCATCACCATCAACACGCCGACCCGTGGCTGGACGTCAGTAACAAATCCGGCAGCAGCCACCGTCGGAGCACCTGCAGAAACCGATGCAGAACTGCGCATCCGGCAGGGGCAGAGCGTCGCGCTACCATCCATCACACCGTTTGAGGGCGTTGACGGTGCGATTGCTAACGTTGCTGGCGTGACACGTCACAAGCTTTATGAAAACGACACCGGAGCAATAGACAGCAACGGGTTACCACCGCATTCCATTTCAGCCATCGTCGATGGTGGAGATATTACCGAAATTGCCCAGACAATCCGGGGCAATAAAGGGCAGGGAACGGCGACTTACGGGACGACCTCTGTCACGGTACCGGACACTTACGGCAACCCGCATGTGATTAGCTTCTCACGGTCAACGGATGTACCGATTTATGGTCACATCACACTGAAAGCGTTCACCGGCTACACATCGCAAATCGGCGTGCAGATCCAACAGGCGGTTGCGGACTACATCAACGGGCTGACGATTGGCGATTCAGTGCTGCTGAGCCGTATTTACTCCCCGGCTAACCTTGGCGTTGTGAGTGGCGGCAGCGCGCGCTTTTACGATATTCAGGAGCTGCTGATCGGGAAATCAGCCGGGACAGTCGCGGCGGCGAACGTCAATATCGCCTACAACGAATCAGCGTCCTGCAAGCCCGAAAATATAGCGCTTACGGTGACGTCATGAGCAAGTACACGGACCTAATCACTAACTACCACGCCACGAAGCCCAAATACTTTGATCACATCGACCTGAGCACCCGGCCGCTGATTGACATCACATCAGCCACCCGGGGGCTGGTTAATGCGTTTGACATCGATACAGCGGTAGGCGTCCAGCTTGATACCCTCGGGATCTGGATCGGACGTAGCCGTATAGTCAGCCAGCCGATAACAGGTGTTTATTTCTGCTGGGACACTGACGGGCTCGGATATGACCAGGGCGTCTGGCAGGGACCGTATGACCCGGATTCGGGCTATACGACGCTGAGCGATGATACCTATCGCATCATTCTGAAAGCGAAAATCGCTATCAACAACTGGGACGGCCGGAACGACTCACTGCCGCCCATTCTTGACGCTGCGACGGCAGGCTCGGGCCTGAGTATGCAGATCGTCGATAACCAGGACATGACGATATCGGTCTGGGTTTTTCCCGAGACTGATATTTCTGATGTGTCTCTCGAACTGATCGCCGCTATTAAACAGGGCTATCTCACCGTTAAAGCAGCTGGCGTATGGGCCGGTGATGTTGAAACGCCTTCGGTAGAAACACCGTCCGAGGGCTCTAAATTCTTTGGGTTTGATATGGATAACGAATATATCGGCGGTTTTGATACCGGCGCTTGGGGGGTATTACTCTAATGGCTACAAATAACTTTAAAGCGTTCGCGCTTGATCCTAACGCTAACGTTATGTCGCAGGCGGACTGGGAAGCGCTTCCGGCGTTATTGTCTGGCTTTACTGCTGGTAAGGCATCCAGTGCGCAGGTGAACAAAGCTATTCGTCAGGCGACCACTATCGGTGCGCTGGTGGGGCAGTTTATTGCGAACTCTGGCGCTGACGCCCTTGATAATGCCGATATCAACGGACTGGTGACAAAGTTCACGAATGCGCTTACCACAAACCTTCGTTTGGGAGCGGGCGCACCTGCAATCGGTATTCCGTTCTTCTGGCCGTCCTCTGCGATGCCGAATACCGTAATGGATGAATGGGCCGATATGGTATTTCTGAAGTTCAATGGTGCGACTTTTTCGGCAACGACTTACCCGAAGCTGGCGAAGGTGATCCCCAGCCTGACGCTAACCGAAGCTCGCGGCGAGTTCCCACGTATCTGGGATGATGGGCGAGGCGTGGATAGTGGACGTGCGTTATTGAGTGCCCAGGGGGATGCGATTCAAAACATCACAGGGACTTTTGGCAGAACACAGCTTTTCCAGGATACAGCGTATACGGGACCATTCCGCCAGGATGGTGCACCTACTTTATCAACTGGCCTTTCTCCCTCCTCATCTGGTGGTTATGGAGCAGCCGTATGGTCATTTGATGCGTCCCGCATAGTAAGAACCGCCAGTGAAACACGAGCTCGAAATATCGCATTCAACTTTTTGGTAAGGGCTAAATAATGAAACCTGTTTTTGATGAAAATGGACTGGCAAAGGAAGCGGGAGAAATCCGTTGTTATTATTACGATTCGGTAACGGCTGAATATATGGGCTGGTCAGACGAATATATTAATATCGGCGTCAGTATGCCGGGCGAGTCGACGGACATTGACCCAGGGGAAGAAGTGGCCGGAGAAGTGGCAATTTTTACGGGGGCCGGATGGATGCAGAAAGAAGATCATCGCGGTGATACCGTGTACTCGACTGACACCGGAGAAGAAAGCACAGTTGATTATATTGGGCCAGTTAAAGACGGTTACACCAGCATTGCGCCCACAGGACCGTACGATAAATGGGATGGTGAGACGTGGGTAACGGATACCGATGCTCAGCACGCTGCTGATGTTGAAGCGGCGAACCAGCATAAGCAAGCGCTGCTCGAGCAGGCAACTGTAGTAACGAGTGACTGGAAAACTGAGCTGACATTGGGGATCATCAGCGACGAAGATAAAGCGAGCCTGATCGAATGGATGAACTATATCAAGGCGGTGAAAGCTGTGGACACCTCTACCGCGCCAGATATCACTTGGCCTGCACCACCAGCGGAATAATCACATTATGGTGGTGTGCCAGATTTGTGTCATACACGGTAAATCACCATGCTCTTTCTTACGTCATGTGCCATTGAGTTGTGCAATGTGAATGCGGCAATGTGCATGTAAAACAGCTAGTTAAAAATGACTCTACTAATTCGTAATGCGAAGGTCGTAGGTTCGACTCCTATTATCGGCACCATCATGTAAAAATCCTTATAAATCAATAAGTTAGACTTAAAAATCTGTCTTTTATTCATCTATAAGAATCGGTAAATCATCCCTCATAACTGCCGTTATGGTTGATATGGCAATTGGGAATGTTAACTGTAACGGCCTGTAGTTGTACAGCTCGAACAGGTACAAGCTCAACTCGAAGCCTATGACGTTGCCAGCGTCTCTAATCAATCCCAACACTTTTAACCGTTCCACACTTAGCGCGGTGTCCCGTAACAGCCTGTCGTGATGACACGCCACGGATAAACGAGCAAATGATGGGAATCCTAACCAGTCCGGGAAAGGGGCTGGCTCTCTCGTGGTGTTCACCGTGCCATAAACGAACGGTACTCGATAAGAGAACGGTTAACTGAAAGATGCGCATAAGGCGCTTGTTATGGTGTCCCATCACGGCGCTAAATGGCTGCTATTGCCTTGAAATCACTCATGCCGATTCAATCAGGTGAGCCAATGCCAGCAATCTCACGCGCTGCTCTGATAATCCGCCCAATTTGTAACGTCCCGCAAGTTCATAACCTACTCTGTCCAGCTTCTGTAGCATTGGGACAGGAATATTCAGGGCGAGATTTTGAGTTAACGGAATTGCATCCCCTTGAGACTTCAGAGGATTACACGGATAAAGCGTCATTCAAACCTCCTGAGCATCTCCCCGATTGCCAGTGTTAAACGTTGGTCTTCTGATACCACGCCTTGACCAATCTGTTCAGAAAGCTTTTCCAGCTTTGTGATAAGCGATGGATGCAGCGTCATCAGAAGATTACAACTTACTTTCTGACCATATTCATTGAAGAGTTGATTCATTTAGCCCTCCCATCGACTGAGCAACTTCAGCCGCTTCTGAGGCTGCTGTTATGGCTTTGTTTCGTTTTGTCTGTGCTTCGAGGATTCGTACAGTTGCATCACGCTGCAAGCGGGTGACCTTTGAAGAAGCCGCTTTCAGAATCCCGTCACAGAACGCTTTATGCTGGTTACTCATAGCGCTGGTGGCCTTAACGTAATCAGCGGGATTGATACCTATAGCTTCACAGAAAGGCTGTACAGCGTCGATGGCAGTCACTGTATGACGTTGCATTAACTGAGCCTGTAAAGTGGCAATCTGAGCCTTGTAAGCGGCTTCAGTGACTTTGTTAGTCATTACCCACCTCATCGGCTACAATCACAGACAGATAGGATTCAAACGGTTTGATTCCCGATAACGCCTCTTCAGCCTGTTTCACCAATACATTGTGAGCATGGATGGCATTATTTACCTTATTCGCTTTCTCAGTGATTCCGGAATCAACAAATTTCTCAGCAGCTTTCTTACATGCCTTTTCAATCTCAGCAAGCGGGTTATGTTTTGGTGACTGCTGTAAGGGTACAAATTTGATAAATCCAGCGCCCATCTCATACACAATATAATTCTCATTCATCATGTTCTGAATAATGGTCTGTACCATCGCTGGGTGTGTAACCTGTCGGATTCTGAATCCATAATCTTCGACTGGCTGAGACATTAGTTGCTTAGTCTTGATAGCAATAAGAGTATCTTTATTCAGGCTGTCTGCGTTGTAAATATCCTTTGCATCTTCGATATTTTCCAGTGCAGCTTTAATTTTGGGGATGAAATGTGATTCGATTTCAATTCGTTTCTGTGTAGGACTATTCATTATTAACGCTCTCGTGAAATTCAGATGCAAAAATACACCACACAGGCCGTCTTTTACGTAACCCGTGTAGTGTCATCTGGAATGTGTAAGGGGGTTGGCTGACCTGTCCCGAGGAAGGGATGCCACAGGAAAGCCATTAATTTGTCAGGAAATCAATCCAATATACAAATGTTAACATGTTGTTAAATTCTGTCAAGGGGTTTCAGTTTCTGACAGATAGCCTTGATAACTTCGTATCTTCTGGTTTTTGTCATCATACGAGGTGGGGTATAACCAGAGGGAGGTGTAATCCCTGTTAATTCGGAAAGGCTCTTATACTGCATGTAGAATTGATGTGTCTTTTCCGCTACGATAGTAAAGTATTTCTTTCTTTTCTTCATTCATGTTAATACTCCTGAAACAGGAAAGGTCACCCCCCATAATAAAACCTGAGAAAGTGACCTTCTAGCTATTCTCATCTATCTAAGACCCTGTTGACCGATTTTGATAAATGAGGATTACTGTATTATTATCATACGTAACTGTGTTTTTGTCCAGTAGCATTTTGTTATTACTGAAATTGATGGATGGTTATTATTGGCGGGGTGGGTGGTATGGCGGAAAAGCATATTTAGCACTTTTTGCTATTGACGGATTTTTTACGATTGATATAATGCATTAAGACCTTTATAGATTATCTTTAAAGTTTTCTGATTATCACTAATTGAATACTACAATAAGAAAATGGCTTACGCCAAAAGCCATTAAAATCTTATTATCTCTTCAAAGATACTTAATCAATACCTTTAAAGATTACTGTTAAGATGTGGAATCACCAATCAAGGAATTATCCTTTCAACATTCGCATGGCTTCGCGTTGTCATGCTCTTGCTTTCGCCTTGTAATCTATTCAGATAGCCTATCAGAACCCCTGTATGCCATTCTGAAGCGTTCCTAATATCAACCTACATTCTTCCCTCAAGGCCCATCATAAGCCCTCAGAAAGCGCTAAAATAGCTCAGGTTACAATTGCATCAAACCATTGCGTTTGATATAATAATCAACCTGTTAGAGATGAGTTCTCTTTGAGTTATGGGAATATCTGGTGTCGTTGCTTAAGCCCCCGTTGAGTCGGGGTAGCTTGAGAGTTCAACTAGTCCGGCCATATCTAAAGAGATTTATCAAATGGCAGACATTCACAATAAGAGCGAAGACTAAACACCCCCAAATTGTTGAGTCACCTCACCTACAGCAATATTGTGAATTGCAACTTTTCAGACCTTCCCATCTGTTAAGCCATAGACAATCCATCACGGTGAAAAGGGTTCCTTCCCATCAAGCGTTAATCGCTGGTGGGCTGAATGATTTTCCACACCGGAGACTGGAAGAATGAAACCTACTGTACAGACATCAAACCGATTTTTGTTTCTTACCGGAAACGAAGACTTCACCATCCGAAAAACTGCTGCTGCAAAGATTGCCAGAGCACGCGGTCAGCGTTTCTTTGTTCACATCTGCAAGAGACATGGTGCTAGTGAACATTACTCAAGCTGCATGGCTTGTGTTGAATGCCAGAAACAATGGTACAGGGATAACGGTAAGCATAAGCCGGATCCAGACATCAAACCTTTCATCTCAGTTTACCCACTGGTTAAGATGACTTTCAGGGGGTTACAATTCCCTCAGATATTCTCTTAAGGGCCTCTCAATGGATGACGAAAAATTACACACCTACCTTAAAGCTATTGGTATGGGGTGCTTTGTGACGTATTACAGCAAGTTTGCCAACACCACCATTTCACGTGCTGACCTCATTGAATTGCTGCATACTCAGGAAGGATACACAGAAAAAAGCTGTGGGAGCCGCACCAGTAAAGCGAGAGCAATCATTTCCGCAGGGGCAAGTGAAGAAGCACTAAGGCTAATTATTGCGTCTAATCGTGTTAACGATGATTTAAGGGATGAGGCCAGAAAATTACTGATGAAAATTTTTCCGTAAAATCAGGGCATCACTCGTTATTTTCGGCCTTCATTGATTACTGGAACATATCAGTGAAGGTCTGGAAGATTTGATGAGCAGATGAATACCTGCTTAGAGGGCGAACCTGAGAAAGTAGCGTTTAACAAGCAATTCCTCAACATATCTGCAATGAAATCAATGAGAAAGCCCCGCACAAAGCAGGGCGTGACTCTTCACAAGTCAAATTAAGCCATCTCTTTGAGACTCTTACTGACCTTTGCCACCGTTGCCCTTGAGCAATTCACCGTTTCCATTACGTCAGTGTAGGACATACCAGCCTGTAACAGCTTGGCTATTCTCTCATTACGCTGTGTGTCCTCTGGACGGCCTTTGTACTTACCGTCTGATTTGGCCTTTACAATGCCCTGAGCCTGTCTTCTCTTACGGTCTGTGTAATCTTTTCTGGCAATGGCCGCTAACATGTCCAGCATCATCCCGTTTAGCGCCTCAAGCATTCTGCTGGTGAACTCATCACCTGACTGAATAAGCTGGTGGCTTGTTGGCAGGTCTAAGGCAACCACTCTCACACCTTTCTCATTAATCAGTGACCGTAACTTGTTCCAGTCTTCGCCGCTCAAACGTGACAGGCGGTCTACCTGCTCCACTAAGAGAACATCTCCCTTCTGCGCAATCTCAAGCAGTCTGAACAACTCAGGACGCTGTAGCGATGCACCTGATTCATTCTCTGTGAAGTAGCTTGAAATGGTCATACCGTTGGCTGTAGCGAACTCATCCAACTGACCTTTGGCGCGTGTTGCGTCTTGCTGAGTGGTGGAAGCTCTGAGGTAAGCATAGACACGTGAAGTCATGATAGTTAACCGTAGCAGTCTGTTTAAGATGGTTCAATTATATCAGTCTGTTTTATATGGTTCAATAAATCATTTTTGGGGTGAACTGGTTCAGTAAATCGGTGCTTGTTGAGGTATACCTAAACCAGACTGGAAACAGTGTGTAAATTACCAGTAAGTTCACTGTAATCATCAAAGAACAGAAAAATGGCTTGAGGTCAGGGCTGGCAAGCCATCGAAGAAGAAAACATGGGGTGTGAGAAAACTGTTAATCACTGTTAAATAAATGAATAATCACTCAAATTGGTCAGTAATTTCGGGCTTTTAATGCATAGCTATGCAATATTTGAAAATGAAAAAGAAAGGCCGTCTAGTCTGACGGCAACCTTAATCATCCGGCTGTTGTCCCTGAAATTACAGCCCTGTTTTTGATATTGTTAATTATATTCTTGTTTTTCTTTGAGTTATTCATATAAACATTTTTGTTGATAATTTTCAGTGTCGATGAAAGCTCATTGATAAGCAAATCCATTTCTTTGTGTCTGCTGATATTCGTGGTAACGCCATAATCAAGTTCTTGGTTGTACGACTCACGGATGTCCTTAACAAGGGATAAGGCATTTGATATGGTTTCCATGAGGATTTTATTTCGCTCTTCCTGGTACTCTACGACATAGCCAGCAATCTCTAACTCTTCATCACTGAATAGGCTGGAAAGCTCATCTTTGATACTGTTCAGTGAGCGGCTGTCTGAAACATTATTGAAGCCATTAACTAATTTTATGACCTCAAATACTCTATTCCTCCAGAAGTCAGTCTCTTTCTGTACACTCTCTCGCTGCTCTTCTAGATTTTTTATCGAGGATTCAATCTCATGCCTTCTATTTTCCCCTTGCTCTTCTAATTTTTTTATTGCGGATTCAATTTCGTATTTTCTCTTTTCCAATTGCTTGAGGTTTTCTTCAATTGTTTTGGTGTCGAGAACTTCTCTTTTCTGTTTTTCTTGCTCCTGAATGACCTTTGTATGCTCCTTTTCCTCAGCAAGCTCTTGGGCTTTATTTGCCTCAACTTTCTTTTCGGCTATAGCAATATCATCATCATATTTATCTATGATTTTTTGTTTCAGGTCTTCTCGTTGTTTTTTATCTGCGCGTTTATGGGCTGCGGAAAGCCATTGTTTCAAATAGGGTGATATAATAGCCAGGAAAACGCCCAGTATTAAAGGTGCAACAAGAAAATGAACATAAAACCAATCCTGAGATATAATGTCGGTTATTCGCTCTTCTACTGTTTTCTTGCTCATAAACAACTTTGCGATGTTCTGCCAGTTGAACCCTATCCATGATAGTAATATATAACCCCATAACGGGTTGGACAGCCTCTCTTTGAGAGCCAGAGTTACCGACTCCTTCAAACCATCATCCATTGTTCAGTCTCCATATATGATTATATGTTTGGTAAATGATATTCCACTGCAAAAGCAACGTAAAATTCTTTCGTCAAATTGACTGTGAACGTTTGAGGCTGGGACATCAAGCCGCCAATACAAGGATAGACGGCTGAAGGTCAAGTTACAGGTCAAAATTGACCTTTTCCACGTACTGAGCAAGCTCTTTGAGTGAAGCCCCTTGACTGTAAGTCTTGAAAGACTCTGTGCTCCCCCTCTCGTGACCTACAAGAAGCGCTATCCTGTCTTCAGGCACTTTGAGGCGGTCAAGTTCGGTGATGAACATCCCACGCAACGAGTGAAAGACTTTCCTCTCCGTTTCCTTCTCGCCTAAAGCCTTTCTCTTTGCTCTGGTGAATTGCTGTGTATGCCATGTAGAGCGCTTACCATCAGCCCTGTCTGTTAACGCTGCATGTCTGAAAAGAAACTTATCCGTATGGTTTTGAATTAGCGTGTCAATAAGTCCGTTAATTGAAGGATGAATGGGAACCAATCGGGCAGCATTCTTTGTTTTGCCTTTTGAGATGCGTAAACACCTTACGTTTTCCTCTGTCACAATATCATCAGTGGTGAGGCTACAAATTTCATTCAATCTCATCCCTGAATAAAGGCCGATTAAGGTTACCTGTTTCATCTCATCATTGAGTAACTCAAAGACCTTGCTTAACTCAGAAATAAGGAAAGGCTCATAGCTATCATGTGAACTTTTGGCCTCTAACCTATGCCCTCTGAAAGGATTATCTTTAGGCGCATCGTGATAGCGATTCTTTGCAAAATCGAATAGTTGAGCCAGTGCGCTTATATAGTTTTGTAGCGTTTGAGTTGCTTTCTCTTTTTTCAGTTGGTCAAGCCATCCGGTTACTACCGTTCTGTTAATATTCTGAAGCTGTGAATCACGTTGCTTAATGTGAGAAAGAATTAACTCAACGGCTTTAGTTATCTTTGAAAGCGTTGTTAGTTTGCGTTTATCGCTATATTGCAGCAAATAAAGGTCACGTATTTGTATCAGTGTAGGACAGCGCTCGATATTAGCCCCGTAATTCACTGGTGATTCCTTTGCAAAGTTGCTGATACCACGTAGTTCATTGATTATCTGCTCAACCTTTGAGCCGTGTTGTTTTGGCTTAAGCTGTTCCCTTAGCTTGATGAACTCTACCGCTATAGCATCCCTGAAAAGCCTTGCTTGCCTGATATCTTTGGTGGCTGTGGATTTCATGTAGTAGCGCTTACCGTTGAAGTAAGGCTTCATGTAGGACGGTATAACGATTCGCACCATGTAAACCCCGCAATGGTCGAGAATCAGATATCTGTCACGCTTGTAAGTCATGTAAACCCCTGATATTTTGTCGGGGCAGTTTCAGGGTTGATATATACCTTTTGTTGCTGGTGAAAAGTCTAATTAACTAAGTTTAATCAACCAGTTAGCTAGGCTTTGTAGATAATTCATTAGAGTCTGCGAAGGTCGTAGGTTCGACTCCTATTATCGGCACCATCTCAACTTCCTCAAACGTCCGTACACATCCTTAACTTCCTTATTTTATAACGATTTTACTGATTTTCAGTCCATCGTTGTCCGTAACCATCCAGTAGAATCCGATACAGAATGTGTATAGGATTGTGTATATGTTCCTGTTCGGTCCTGGATTCCTATACACATGCCTTTAAACGATATGCAGATTCGCCGTGCTAAGCCTGAAGACAAACCCTATACGCTTGGGGATGGGCAAGGCTTGTCATTGCTTATTGAACCTAATGGAAGCAAGAGCTGGCGGTTCCGCTATCGCTATGCTGGTAAACCCAAGATGATCTCGCTTGGGGTTTACCCAACGATAACCCTTGCCGATGCTCGTTCCCGTCGCGATGAAGCACGAAAAATTGTGGCAGAAGGAAAGAACCCAAGTGAGGTTAGAAAAGAGCAAAAGCTGGCTCTGCAAACAGAGTCAGAAAACGCCTTCGAAAAGATAGCCAGAGAGTGGCATCAACTTAAATCTGCTAAATGGTCGGCGGGATATGCATCAGACATCATGGAAGCGTTTAAGAATGATATTTTTCCTTATGTCGGAACAAGGCCAGTGGGGGAGATTAAACCGTTAGAGCTGCTGAACGTTCTGCGTAAAATTGAGAAACGTGGTGCGTTGGAGAAAATGCGCAAAGTGCGGCAGCGATGTTCAGAGGTTTTTCGCTATGCCATTGCTACAGGAAGGGCTGAGTTTAACCCAGCAGCGGATCTCTCAAGCGCCCTCGAAGTACATCAATCCAATCACTTCCCGTTTCTAAAAGCTGATGAGATACCTGATTTTCTACGTGCCTTAGACACTTACACCGGGAGTCGGCTTGTCCTAATTGCCACGAAATTACTCATGATTACGGGTGTTAGAACCATCGAATTACGTGCGGCACTATGGTCAGAATTTGATCTAGATAACGCTATTTGGGAAATTCCTGCTGAACGGATGAAAATGCGTAGGGCACACCTTGTGCCACTATCGACTCAAGCGTTAGATTTACTTAATGAACTCAAGATCATGACAGGGAACTATCGTTACGTTTTTCCGGGACGGAACGATCCGAACAAACCTATGAGTGAAGCAAGCATTAACCAAACTATCAAACGATTAGGATATGATGGAAAGCTAACAGGGCATGGATTTAGACATATGATGTCCACGTTGCTACATGAAAAAGGTTTTGATTCAGTATGGATTGAAACCCAACTAGCGCACGTTGATAAGAATAGTATACGTGGAACATACAACCACGCTTTATATATTGAGAGGCGTGCACATATGTTGCAATGGTATTCCGACTATTTATGGAATGTAAAATGAGCATAAACAATAAACACATTGATACTATCCTAAATGCTATTGACGAAGATTCACTTGCAATTTTTGTTGGTGCTGGCGTTTCAAAATCGTCTGAAAATGAAACAATTAAATTACCTAGCTGGGGCGATCTAATTGAAGAATTAAAAATAGAGTTAAATATTGATTATGAAGTTGACTACTTAAAAGTTGCGCAGTTATATTTCTTAGAGTTTGGGGAGCATTTATATTATAAAAAAATAAAGTCATTTTTCCCTTCAGATATACCTCCTTCAAAAATACATAAACTGATTTTTGAAGTTAACCCTCATGTCGTCATAACAACAAATTGGGATTGTATACTTGAAAGTGTTACTCGTGATAATGCTTATATTTATGGTTTGGTCGCAAGCGATAAGGATTTAATGAAATCTAGTTTAGATAAAAAACTAATTAAAATGCATGGGGATTTCTCAAATCATAATATCGTGTTCAAAGAAGATGACTATATTAACTATGAGTTTAACTTCCCATTAGTTTCAAATTATATTAAAAGCATTTTATCTACACATACCGTCTTGTTTCTTGGGTACTCTTATAATGATTTTGATATTAAGCAAATCATCAAATGGACACAGAATCATTCAAATATTAGGCCGCCAATGTTCTTAGTGGTATTCAAAGCAGATCCTGCTCAATCTAAATATTTGCTAAGTCATGGAATCACAACCATAGTATTAGATGATAAATCTGCGGTAGATCACTTCAACAATTATTATACTAGCCAGTTATATAATTTTTTGTTGTTAATTAAAAACAAAAATATCTCCAATGTATCGCCTAACAATATAATTAAGCAAGTTCATAACAGATTGTTGCCCCTAAATACACTTGAGGGAATACTTGCAGAGCAGGTGATTAAAAGTTTGACTAATTGTGGTTTGATTTATACAAACACGGATGGTAAACCGCGCGCATTTTTGTATTTTTATAATAAAGAAGTAACAATTGATTTTAATGAAAGTTTGAGAAGTATTTACTCACAATTTGTGATGGTTGTAAAAAACAATGACGAAAAAGAAAATAAATCTATTACTAATAAATTAGAGCCTATTTTTAATATATTAAAAAAGGCAGATATAAGTGGGATAATTATAGATGAAAAGAAAGAAAATGCTGTGGTGTTTAGTGAGGGAAATGAAAGTGAATTGAATAATATCCATTTTGATTTTAATTATGAAAAGGAATTTGATTATACTAGAAAAGGCAGGTCATCAATTAACCTGACGTATGACCGCATTGATCCATATGTATTCTATCAAAATGGACACAATGAATTAGCATACATGGCATCAGAAGATCTTATATCTTATGATCTAAAACTTAAAAATTATGCATCACTTCTGCTTACCCTCTTCAATCAAAATGTTATCCTGCATCAGTTGAAATATGGTTTTTCGACGAATGATAAATATAATGAAATCGAGTCGAATAATATTCTTGAGATTTTTGAAGGATTTCCTAGAAAAATAAGACGTTCAGTATCAATGGTTTTAGAGTTAGTTAATTTCAACTATCTCTTTAATTTTAATTACACTATTGACTCACTTCTGGTAAAAGCGAAGGATAGGAAAAATAGCAATAGCTTGTTCTCTTGGGATTCAGAGGAATTTAAACCTGAATTTTTGCATATGAATTTAGTTAATTTTGTAATGAAGAATGGATTCTTGATTGATGTATATAAAGAGTTTCGATACGCCATTAATAAATTCATCCAGATAATTATCACTAAGCAAAAGAAAGAAGATAGCATAACTTTGAAAAAGGAAGAGTTATTTTCTTGCATAAAGTATATTGAAATTAAAAAACTACGTGAATACTTTAAAAATATCAGAAGCAAGAGCTATTTGTTATTAGATGTATGTGATGATGATGCCCGATGGTTAGTAGACCGTGTTTTTATAAATTTAACAGAGTCGTATATTACAGATAATAAATTTTACAGTAAGAGTGATGATTATATTGTTAAACTGTTGTTTTTGATTTCGAATTCAAAAGAGATCGAAGACCACAAAAGCATTGTTTATGATGTGGTTATTAAGTTGCTCGGCCACAATGCTAACTCTATCCAGCTAATTGAGGCTATAGACGATTTTATTACTCTAGGTTTTAATAGACTTTTATTAAATTATAATAAGGGTTTCGTAGAGAAAGTGGTTGTATTGATAGTTTCTAAAATAGCTGAGGGAAAAATAAATGGCTCTGAAAGAATAGCGTTTATAACAAAAGGCGTTCAAAATATTTTCTTGGTCGCTAAAGAATTAAAAATAATGTATAAAGATAAAGATATGGCAAAAGCATTAGTGACGCAATTATCAAACATGAAAGATGATGATAAAGCTCGCTCTGTAGAAACTATTATATATGAGTTACATTTGATTGCTAACACCCCAGTAAAAAACATACTCGTTGAATATGTTAAATCAATTCCATTGTCAAAACTGAATCCTAATAAAAAATTACGGCTTGGATTGTTTTTAATGGCATCAGGGATCGCACCGGCTGATTCATCACTTGCTAAAGATGCTGAAAATTCAATGGGACAATTTAGTAAGTATAAATATTCAACAGAAGCTCTAGCATATGAGGATGTTTTGAGATTCTTAGTCGAGAAAAAAGGCATGGAAGATTATTTACCTGCTCTTAGTAAAATAGAGAGTATTACTAAGAAATTTGAGATCTCATAACAAGCATTAAAAAGAGATAATTAAATTCTTTCTCAGTGCTAGCGCGCAATGCTCTCCCCGCCACGCCTGCCCGCTTTTGGGGTGGGTTTTAATGCAGGTGCATAAACTGGCTGAGGCCGCGCCAGAGCTGGCGCTGCAGGGCTCGAAAAAATCAGGATTCTGCATGCAAAACCATGCAGCGTAAGCGTGCATGGTCTTTTTTTGCGAAATAGTAGGTTTTATTGGGGATTTTTACGCGGATTTTTTGCGGGTCTGCTGCGCTTGTCTTCGCAGGAAAATCTGGCACTGTTCGGGTGAATATTTTGCCTGACAGTCTGTCCGGGACGCTCTGTCCGGCCGGAATCCGATGGCGGTCAGAATATCCCGGTCGTCTTCTGCGTAACTGATGCAGGGCGGTGTCGTTAGATGCACAGAAAGCGCCTCTCG